CCCAAGCGTTTGCGGTCTCAGAAAATGGGGCTGCGTTTTACTCGAACAGGCGTTCGATGGTTGCTGGTAGCAACGGACTAGATGCCGGAGGCAACGAATGATGCCGATGAGGCTGGTGGGCGATGAGGACTGTGGCGTCAGCCTGGTGTGCAACATCTGCGACACGGAAGGCAAGCCGGAGGCCTATTATGAAGGGATCTGCGGTAATCCGTACCCGGATGTGCCGTCCGTGGGGTCAATTCAGGAGCTGGCGGAGTTCGAGCGGCGCCATCTGTGGGAGTGCCACAGGTATTCTTATCCCAGCCGACCGTGACGAATGGAGGCCGCGATGGCGAAGCATAAAGGGACTGGCGAGTACCTGTACGTGGCGCGCGTGGAGCGCGACGCGTTGACGGGCCAGGTCACGTTGACGCCAGGCACGGACCATTCGGTGTTCGAGGTCCACGACGGGGACGAATTCATCACCTTCCGCACCCCTGCTCCGCTGTTCGGGGAGGAGTGAGTCCGATGGCTACGGAGGCGCAGCACGAGCTGGTGATGGACCTGCTCCGCCGCGAGTACACGATCGATGCTGAGCTTCGGCTGATCAGGTGCAATCGGTGCGGCGAGTGGGTGACCTGGCTGACGAAGCATGCCGTTGAGCGTCACGGGGACGATATCCCGGTGGTCGAGCGCCATCGCAGCCATGATCCGGACCGGCCGGAGGTGTGGTGATGGCCATCTTGTTCGTGGTGTTCTCCGCCGACGAGGCGGAGCCGCCGGGCGAGGTGATCGCCGCGTACTGGGATCGGGATGCGGCGGAGGCTTACCGGGATGGGCCGGGCGACGGGTACGGCTACTCGATCGTTGAGGTGAGCGTGCCGCCAACGCCGCTGGTGGCACCGGTCGTGGTGGCAATGGCCGACGCCCGCCCCTCGAATCCGGGCCCTGAGTACGGCTGGCGTGCCGCCCGGCCGTCTCCTGATCGCGATTGGGACGATTCCTGATGGGCGGCTCCGCAGCCGAGCAGGCTGGCTTGTGCCCTCGCTGCTACCACCCGAACCATGAGGCGGTGGGTGAGTGCCGCGCCTGTTACTGCCGATCGCTCCAGACAGCGCCAACCCGTGACCTGTCTACGCACGACCGGCAGATCTGCTGCTATCCGGGTTCGATCTGCCTGTGCGGTCTGCCCGACGACCGGATCGAGGTGCCGAGTCATGGCGGGTAATGCGAACTCGGGGCGGAAGAAGCAACCGGAGAAGCTTCTCCTGCTCCAGGGCCGGGGTAACGGGAAGGATTCGGGCGGGCGGGATGTGCCGAAACCTCCGCCGTTCAAGCGGCGCGCTCCTGAGGCTCCGTCGTGGCTGTCCCCTGAGGGGCGTCGGGAGTGGGATCGGGTGGTTCCGGGGCTGTCGGTGCTGGACATCTTGAAGCCTGAGGATCGCGCGGTGCTGGCTGCGTATTGCGAGACGTGGTCGACGTTCCGTACTGCGCAGGAGTCGGTGAATATCGACGGGTTGACCCTGTTGCAGGAGACGGTGATCGAGAACGCACGGGGCACGATCTCGACGTCTAAGCCGATCGCTAACCCGAATGTGAGTATCGCGCGGGCTGCGGGGCGCGAGTTGCGTTCGTTCGCGGCCCAGTTCGGCCTGTCTCCTACTGCGGAGATGGCTCTGGGGAAGACGGGCGCTCCCGATGACGGGGACGACGACAACCCGTTCTAAGGACCCGGCGAAGGCGTCCCGGGCGGCGCTACTCAAGCGCCTGAAGTTGTCCCCTGAGGTTGCCTGGTATATGGAGGACCGGGGTATTCCGTTGCCGGATTGCCCTCCTCAGCACAAAACCCCGGAGCCTTCGTGGGTTGAGGGCGCCCAGTTCGACCCTGACCGGGTCGACAAGGTGTTGCGGGTGTTCCATTCGCTGCGTCACACGAAGGGTAAGTGGGCGGGGCAGCCGCTGGATCCGGCGCCGTGGCAGGTGGCGTACATCATCGCCCCGGTGTTCGGGTGGGTGCGGTTCGACTCGGATGCGGACCGCTGGGTGCGGATTATCCGTGAGTTGTACGTCGATGTGCCCCGTAAGAACGGCAAATCGACCCTGTTGGGCGGCATGGCGGTGTACATGCTGGCCGCTGACGGGGAGCACGGGGCGGAGTGCCTGACGGCGGCGACGACGAAGGAGCAGGCGTCGTTCGTGTTCGCCCCGGTGAAGGTGCTGTGCGACAAGGCGCCGGCATTGAAGGGCCGGGTCAAGCCGTTCGCTTCGGTGATCACGCATCCGAAGACGGGCAGCTATTTCAAGCCGATCGCGAACGTCGCGGACGCCCAGCATGGCGCGAATATCCACTTCGGGTGCGTGGATGAACTGCATGTGCACAAGGATCCGACCCTAGTGGAGACCTTGGAGACGGGTACAGGGTCGCGCGACCAGCCGTTGATGGCGTTCATCACGACGGCCGACGACGGCACGCCGTTCACGATCTACGCCCGTAAGCGCGACAAGATCGAGAAGCTGGCGCGGCGGGTGATCAAGTCGGCGACGACGTACGGCGTGATCTGGGGTGCGGAGCGCAGTGACGACCCGTACTCGGTGGAGACCCAGAAGAAGGCGAATCCGGGGTATGGGATCTCTCCGACGGCCCCATATTTGGCGAAAAAGGCTGAGGATGCCCAGAATTCGCCCGCCGAACTGGCCGCGTACCAGCGTTTGCACCTGGGGATCCGCACAAAGCAGACCACCATGTACATCACGCTGCCTCAGTGGAACGCGACGGCCGGCCTGGTGGATGAGTGGCGGCTGGGCGGCCGGGCGTGTTTCGGCGGCATCGACTTGTCTGCGGTGGAGGACTTGTCGGCGCTGGCGTGGGAGTTCCCGGACGGCGAGGGCGGTTTTGACGTCCTGTGGCGCTTCTGGCTGCCTGAGGACAGGGCCCCCGACCTGTCTTTGAGGACTGCCGGGAACTCGGATGGGTGGATCCGGGACGGTTTCATCAAGTTGACACCGGGCAACGTGATCGACCTGGATTTCATCTACGAGCGGGTGAAGTCGGACGCGGCGAAGTTCGACGTGAAGACGATCGGGTTCGACCGGTGGGGCGCGAACCCGCTAGTGACGAAGATCGGCGACCTGGGGTACGAGTGTGTACCTCGTGGACAGGGCTATGCGACGGCTTCGGCGCCCCTGAAGGACATCAAACGGCTCATCCTGATCAAGAAGTACCGGCATTCGGGCAACCCGGTGATGGTGTGGATGACCGACAACCTCGCCGTGACCATGGACGCCTCGGGTAACGTTAAGCCTGACAAGGCCCGCGCCGCCGAGAAGATCGATGGCTGGTCGGCCGTGGTTAATGCTCATGGGGAGTACATGGACAACGCGGCGGCCGAAGAAGCCCCAGCGAAGCACGCTTCGCCGGGTGTTTTGGAGCGCACCGCTGTCCCGAGGGTTGCCGGTGGCATCGAATCGGCTGGATTTTAGGGGGCATGGTGACCGTTCCGACGTCCGAGATGGGTTACCAGGTCAGCGGCCGAGGCTTCTGGGACCACCTCGAATTGGAGGAGACGCCCGAGCTGATCTTCCCCCTGTCGGTCCAGGTGTACGACAGGATGCGCCGCCAGGATGCGCAGGTCGGCTCGGTTCTGCGGGCCGTGACGCTCCCGGTGCGCCGTACCCAGTGGCATATCGACCCGAATGGCGCTGATCCGCGCGTCGTGAAGCACGTCGCGGACGATCTGAACCTCCCGATCGTCGGCCAGCCGCTGGAGCGCCGTAATCGCAGCCGGGGCCGGTTCTCGTGGGCTCAGCATTTGCAGCTTGCCCTGTTGATGCTGCCGCACGGGTTCTCCTACTTCGAGCAGGAGTATCAGATTGACAGTGCCGCGCCTGGCGGCACTCACCTGAAGGCCTTGAACTGGCGGCCTGCCAGGTCTATCCAGATCGCGAATGTGGCCCGTGACGGCAGTCTCTACTCGATCCAGCAGTGGGGGATCGAGAAGGAGATACCTGTCGATCGGCTCGTTGCCTACGTCAACGACCGCGAGGGTGGTAACTGGTACGGCCAGTCCCTGCTACGCCCGGCCTACAAGAACTGGCTGATCAAGGACGACCTGTTGCGCACCGACACGCAGACGATCCGGCGTAACGGCATGGGGGTGCCGCTGTATACCGGGTTCGAGAACGAGGGCGAGAGGGACCCTGGCCTCACGAAGGGTCTGGCGATGGCCCAGTCGTGGCGATCCGGGGAACTGGCCGGTGGCGCGATCGACCACGACGCGAAGATGGAACTCCTCGGAGTGTCGGGCACGCTCCCACAGGCGTTGCCGTCGATCCGGTACCACGACGAGCAGATCGCCCGTGCCGTTCTGGCGCACTTCCTGAACCTGGGGACGCAGACCGGTTCGTGGGCGCTCGGGTCGACGTTCGCGGACTTCTTCACCCTGTCGCTTCAGACTGTCGGCGAGGCTGTCGCCGATACTGCCAACCAGCACATCGTCGAGGACATCGTTGACATCAACTACGGCGAGGACGAGCCCGCCCCGCTGATCACATTCGAGGAGATCGGGTCGCGGCAGATGCTGACCGCGCAGGCCCTGAAGCTCCTGATCGACGCGGGCGCGTTCTCGATAGACGAGAACCTGGAAGATGCGCTCCGGCAGCAATACGGGATGCCGCCGCGTGACCCCAACGCGCCGAAGAACCAACCACCGCAGCCGCAGCCACCAATTCCGGGACAGCATGATCCCGTACCCGAGCCGGACCCGACAGGAGGTCAGTAACCATGCCGAAGGCAACGAGCCCGGCGCCGCTGTCGGAACAGTGGCTCAAAGACCGGATGGACGAGAAGACCTGGTACCAGATCGACGCGAAGGCAGCCGCCGGCAAGAAGGCGGACACCGCAAAGGTGTATATCTTCGACGAGATCTCCATGTGGGGCGTGTCCGCACAGCAGTTCGTTCGCGACGTCGCCGCCCTGGACGTGTCGACGATCGAACTTCACCTGAACTCGCCGGGTGGCTCGTTCTTCGAAGGCGTCGCAATCATGAACACCCTGAAGGACCACAAGGCGAGCGTCTCGGTCCGGGTCGACGGGCTTGCCGCGTCGGCCGCGTCGGTGATCGCGATGGGCGGGGATGAGGTGGTGATGGCTGCCGGGTCACAAATGATGATCCACGAGGCGTCTATCATTGCCCTGGGCAAGGTCGACGACCTGAACAAGGCCGTGAAGCAACTCAGCGCGATCAATGCGACGATGGCGAACCTGTACCAGGACAAGGCCGGGGGGACGGTAGAAGAGTGGGCCGCCGCGATGGCCGAAGAGACCTGGTATCTGGCACAGGAAGCTGTCGATGCCGGGCTGGCCGATCGTCTCGACGCCGCCGTCCCCGAAGATACTACGGTAGCTGCGATGGCCCGCTTCGATCTGTCGGTGTTCGCGCATGCAGGCAGGGCTGACGCTCCTGCCCCCTATTCTCCGGCCGAGCCGGATGGCAGCAAGACACCCGAAAAGGAAGGTGGCAAAGAGATGCCGCTCAACAAGAAGTTGGTCGAGTCGGCCACGCGGCTCGGAGTGAAGGACCCGGACAAGCTCGCCGACAACGACGCGCTGATCGACGCGATCGACACGGCGACCGAGGCGCGCACCAAGGCCGAAGCCGACGCGAAGGCCGCCGCCGAGAAGGCGGAGAAGGACGCGAAGGAAGCCGATGCGCCGACCGGCGAGGGCTCCACGAAGGTGCCGAAGGGCATGGTGCTGGTGGACTCGGAGACGATCGAGTCCCTTCAGGCGTCCGCGAAGCGCTCCGACCAGGTCGTCAAGGACGCCCAGGCGGAGAAGCGCGACAACGCCGTCGACCTCGCCGTCCGGGACGGCAAGATCCCCGTCTCCCGGGCCCCGCACTGGAAGGCCCTATGGGACAACGACCCCGAGGGCACGAAGTCGGCGCTTGCCGGCATCCCGAAGGGCCTTGTGCCCACCAGCCAGATCGGCGACTCCTCGATGGACTCTGACGAGTTCCCCGAGTACGCCGAACTGTACCCGGAAGGAGTCTGACCGATGGCTGACTACATGCCCGTCATGGGAGACGGCCCGTTCACGCAGGCCGCGTCGGCAACGATCACCGGCGGCCAGATCCTGGAGAACACCGGGGCGGGGACCGTCGGCCCGGCCGGCGCGAACTCGGTGAAGGTCGTCGGTGTTGCCGCGCATGACGCGACGACCGGCAAGGACATCACGATCCACCCGATCAGCGGTTACGTGCACGAGTCTGTGTCTCCTGCGGGTTCTGCCGCTGGTGACCGGCTCGCCACTGCCGCCGCCGGGACCGTCGCCACCGGTGTCGCCGCGACGCTGGCCGCCGCCGGTACCGACATCGGGACCGCGATCAACACAGCTACGGCGGGCAACAAGGTCCGCTGGATCGGGCGCTGAGCCCAGAAGGGAGTTAGACCATGCCTGGATCTTTTCCTGCCCCGGCGCCCACGCTCTCCGGTAGCCTGCTGACGATCAGCCGGTTCCTTCAGAACCCGGCGTTCATCGCTCGCCGTCTGCGCACGTTCCGTGATCTGCGGTTCGTGTCTGACCAGCTCCTCACCCAGCGGTTCTCCGTGCAGGGTGGCGCGATCGTCTACGAACAGTCGGAGTCGCAGTTCACCGACCGTCCTGTGGAGCGCGTCAACCCGGGCGCGGTGTACCCGTACGCCGACCTGGCCCAGTCCGTGGCAGCGATCGCCGCTGTCGCCAAGTGGGGCCAGAAAGTCTTCATGTCGGACGAGGAGGTCAAGCGCAACGTCTACGGCGGCGCCGCGATCGACCGCAACCTCCGCAAGGTGGTCAACTCGATCATCTCGCAGGTCGACTCGGTCACCATGTCGGCGATCCTGTCGGCCGTCACGCAGACGTTCGACGTCGTGGGCTCCGGTGGTGGCGCCTGGACCGGCGCGACCCCCCTGTTCCTGCGGGACGTGCTGCGGGCCAAGTCGGTCATCGTCAAGCTGAACCAGGGCTACAACCCGGACACGCTGGCGCTGAACGACACCCAGTTCGCCTACCTGATGTCCGACGACAAGTTCACGAACGCGATGAAGCGTGAGGACTCGACGAACCCGGTCTACACCGGCACGATCCAGCGCATCGCCGGGCTCGCGATCGTCGTCTCGCCGACGATCACCACGCCCATCGTGCTCGACTCGACCCAGCTCGGCGGCATGGCGGACGAGCAGGTCGGTTCGCCGGGCTACGCCGTGTCCGACATGGCCGTGGAGACGCTGTCGCTGCGCCTCGCCGACCGTGACGGCTGGGACCTCCAGGGCCGCCGCCTGACGGTGCCGGTCATCCAGGAGCCGGGGGCCGCGATCCGGCTCACGAACACCGGATTGGAGTCCTGACCATGGGCGACAAGATGTACCGGGTCACCGACGAATACATCCTGGCGAAGATCGGCGTGCAAGACCACCCGCCGGTCATTCAGGGCTACTACCGGGGCCAGATTCTCCCGGCAGCGGTCACCGACGAGTCGATCGAGCATCACCTGTCGACGAAGCAGATCGAGGAGTTCGTGCCGGCCCCGACCGAGACGAGCCCCGCCGCCGAGGAGCCGGCGTCCAGCGACAAGGGCGACGGTGCGGCCGACCAGGACGGCGACCCGGGCGTGAAGCCCGGCGACCAGGTCGACCTGCCCGCGAAGAACGCGAAGCGCGGCAAGTGGGTGGACTACGCGGTCAGCAAGGGCGCCGACCGGGATGACATCCTCACGAAGAACGTCACGCGCGACGACCTGATCGCCGCGTACGGGCCGAAGAAGTAGGGGAGGGACCGGGACCCATGGGCGACATCCTGTCAGCGACGCAACTGGGTCTCGGTCTCCAGTCCGAGATCGTCGTACCGGTAGCGGACTTCCTGATCGGCATGGCTGAGGGGCTGGTGGTCGATGAGATCGGAGTCCGGTCTCCTTGGCCGCAGGTAGCCGTCTCGGTGGTGTATGCGGCGGCGGGGCGCGCATACAGGAACCCGAAGGGGCAGGCGGCGAAGGCTGTCGACGCGACGAAGGACGACTACAACCCGGAGGACTTCGGGGTGTATCTGTCCCAGTCGGAGATCGATCGGCTTCACCGGTGGAAGGACGCCCAGACCCCGCCCGGGTCCGGCAATTCGCCGGTCGGCGCGTTCCCGAACCCACTGTCCTTCCCGGACCCCGCCTACCCCCGTTCGCGGCACCGTCAGCCCGCCCAGGCGGACCTGTCCGCCTGGTGGCGCTACGAGTAGCAGACAGCCGTGACTGCCGGCGTCCGGGGCGCGGACAGCGTCTCCGCTAACTCTTCCGTGGGGTCCATCGCTACCACGATCCCGGCTGCCACGGTCACCGGTGACCGTGGCTACGCGTTCGTCACGTACAACCCGACGAACCAGGACTGCCCCACCCCCACAGGCTGGACCCTGGTTGGCACCCGCGTCATCTCGACTACTGCCCGCGACGCGGTCTACAAGAAGACGATGACTACGGCGGAGGCCAGCTCGGCGCTGACGTTCACGAACACCCTGGCGCAAAGGCTTCAGGCTGGGGTGATCGTATTCGACGGCACCCAATACGGCGATATCGACAAGTTCGCCTCCGCTGCCGAGTCCACGGCGACCGCGACCCACGCGATGCCCACCACTGCCGCCCTGTCCGGTACCTGCATCAAACTGAACATCTTCAGTGAGCGCTCCTCGTCGCCGTCCACCTCGGTGACCTCCCCGCCAGCCGGGACGTCGCTGGAGGCGTCCTCGTTCGGGACGGGCGCGGGCGCGACGGGCGGCGCACTCGCGGTCGACATGACCCCTGTTGCGACTGGCGGCACGGTCGGTGGCGGGAACCTGGTGGCATCGGCTGCCAATGCCGGGTGTGCGATGTGGACGCTGGCGATCTTCAAGCTCGGGCAGACGGTGGCTGTGGGTGCCACCACCGAGACCGACTCGGCTGCGGTGATCACCCGGACGAAGACGGTAGCGGTCGGGCGGGGCGCCGAGACGGAGGCCGCTGGCGCCGTGGTCCGCTCCGGTCACCAGCTCGCGGTCGGCCGCGCAACGGAGACGAACACGACCGGGACCGTGGCTCACTCGAAGGCTTTGCCGGTCGCTCGCGCCGTTGAGGCCTCGACAGGCACTGGGGTGACCCCCCGCAAGGCTAGGGCCGTACAGGGCGCCACAGAGACGGACACGGCGGGCGCGGTCGGCCATGCGAAACGGCGCACAGTCGCCCAGGCCACAGAGACAGGCAGCGCAGCCGTCGTCGCCAGGCGCAAACAGCGGACCATCGGGCAGGTCATCGAGAGCGACAGTGCGTCGGCGATCGTGCGCCCCGGGCAGGTCGCGAGAGCCACCGAAACGGGCACGGCAGGGGTCCTGACGCGCCGCAAGACGCGCATCGTAGGGCAAGCCACCGACACATCGACCGCCGGATCGATCCTGCGACGCAAGCTCAGAACTATCGGGCAGGCCGTATCGGCAGAGACCGCAGCCCTGTTCGGCAAGGCGAAGATCAAGGTGCTCGCGGCAACCACCGAGACCGAGACGGCGCGCCCCCTCGCAAAAGCCAAGACGCGCGCTGTCGGGCGGGCAGTGGAGAATGGGACTGTCGGCGACGTCCACACGCCCGGGGTCACGATCACCGTGTTCCGGGCGACTGAGACGGCAACGGCAGCGAGCGTCACCGTACGCCGGATCATTCCCCGGCCGACCGGAACAGTAATCCCGTACCCGGGAGGCGAGGTTATCCCCCGCCCGTCCGGCACAGTGATACCGAGACCGTAGAAGGAGCAGGAGATGGCCGGACTGACGTTCCGCAAGCACGCCGACAAGAGCGACGGTGAGCGCGTGGTGAAGTACGACCCGGACACCGGGCAGCGGAAGCTGGTGAACCCGGCGACCGAGGGCGACGACCACGAGGCGTGGCCGATGTCTGGGGTCACGCTCGACGAGGCGCTGTCGCCCGTCGAGGTCTCCACGGGGTTCGTGGCGAACGCCGTCTCGGAAGGCTGGGCCAGCCTGGAAGGTGAGAACGTCGTGCACCGTCCCGGCGGGCCACTCACCAACCGGTGGGCCGTCACTCACACCTTCGTTCAGGCGGACGCGATCGTGTTTCACCTGATGGACGGCGACGTCCGCTACAAGGTGGCCCATCAGCCCGACAAGTACGTTGCGTCGGGCACCGATTCCACGAAGATGACCGACGACAAGTACGGCGACGGCGACAGCCGCGTCGACTTCTTCTACGGGCTGAAGCTCGACAAGGGAGGGAAGTAGCCATGGGCAACGTTGTGGCGAACGTTTACAAGGGTCGTATTGCGTACTACGCGACGCTCCCGGCGGCGGCTGACGCACTGATCGTGATCCCGCTCGAAGCGACCGGGCTCGTGGCGGACGCCACCCTCATTGACTACCAGGACGCCGGGACGATGATCGCTGGGGCGACGAACGAGCAGACGACGCTGGGCCGTAAGACGGTGACCGCGTCCGTGACCTCGATCGTCGACTACACCAACGACTGGGTAGACGTCGACATGCCGGACCAGGTCTGGACCGCTGGCGCTGGCAACGGGGTCGGAAAGCTCTGTGTCACCTACGACAACGACACCGGGGCCGGGACGGACGCCAACCTCATCCCGCTCACCTACCATGACTTTGTTGTCACACCAGACGGCTCGGATATTACCGCCCAGATCGCCACGGCAGGGTTCTATCGGGCGGCCTGACGTGGACCTGAACAAGCGCATCACCCGGCTCCGCGCCCCGATGACAGTGGGGTCGGATGGTGCTGCCCGCCCCGACTGGCACGCGTCCGAATCCCTGTGGGACAAGGCCGATTACTGGTGCGAGCTACAGCCGCTGAAGTCGGACGACGACAAGGTGGGACAAGACCGTGTGGACTCGACGCACGTATCTACGATCGAGCCCGGCGCTGACATCGCCACGACCGACCGGTTCCGGTACCAGGGCAACGACTACACGATCGACGGTCGGCCCGATGACTGGACCAGCCCCGACTACGGCCAGCAAGCCCACTGGCACGTCTTCCTGCGCCGCGTGACGGGAGGCTGACCGATGCCGCTGCCGATCCTCCCCGAGGCCCGCAAGGTGCTGCGTGACGCTCTCGTTGCCCAACCGACGGTGACCACGCCGATCGTGTTCCAGTTGCTCGCCGGCCAGACGTGGCCAGTGATCCGGCTGGTCGGGATCGATGATGTGGAGCTACGACCTGAGACGAACGCGTCTCGGGTCCAGGTGGAGGTGTGGGGTAACGGTCCCAGCCTCGACGACGAGGACGAGGTGAACCTGATCGCCGCGACGCTCCAATCCGTGAGCCGCGACTGTGACGGCGCGTGGGCGTCCGGCACGATCAACAACTGCCGGGCACCGAATAGACTGCCCTCGCCGGATCCGTCCGGCCGGGTGCGGGTGATCGTCGATTTCGAGCTAGAGATCAACCAGTGAAGGGGAACTGACATGGTGGACATTCAGACGACACCCGAGGCGAGTACCGCTGAGGGCCGTCGGCAGGCGCAGATCGCGGAATACAGCAAGTACGTTGCGGCCCAGGAGATCACGATCAACGGGGTCCTTGCGTTCGGCAAGGGGTTCCCGGTGCCGATCTCGCACACCGAGGAGTACCCGCAGCTCCTGGAAGAGGACGAGTCGGGCAATGTCCCGGTCATCACCGTGGAGGAGTACACGGAGCGGGAGTCCGCCTCCTCCAACCGTTCACTGTCCCCGGAGGAGCGCGTCTATCCGAGTCCGCAGGCCGGGCGGAGCGTGTGGGTCGCGTTCGCGAAGGACATGGGCGCCGACGACGACGACCCGGAGTTGGCGACGGTCGCGAACGGTGGCCTGGGTCGCAACGAGCTGGCCGCGAAGTACGGCCCGCCGGAGAAGAAGGGTGCGAAGAAGCAGGCTGCCCCGAAGAAGACGACCGAGCCGGGCACCTGATCCTCATGCCTGCCCACGTCACCGTCGACTATGCCGGGATCGGCCGGTTCGAGTCCAGCGCCGAACTTGTGGACATGCTGGAATCGTCCGGACTACTGGAAGACATCGTGGCGGAGATGCGTGCGCTTGCCCCGGACCATACTGGAGAAGGTGCCGAGAGCATCGACTTCGAGCTGGACGAGTCGGGCGAGTTCTACCGTGTCTCGTGGGGCAAGGATCACTTCTACATGTACTTCGAGGAGGTGGGGACGATCGATATTCAGCCCCATCCCTTCATGCGTCCGGTCGCCGACCGGTACAACAACAGCTAGCCCTTAGGAGGGCCGCATCATGGCACCTGCTGCCGTTGCATCACCGCTTTTGATCCGTGACCCGGGCTATCTGTTCTGGGCCCCGGCTGCCACCGCCGAACCGACGCACACCACCGCCGCGTCGGTGTTCACCGACGCGTGGCCGGTCGCGTGGATCCCGATGGGCGCCACGCAGGACGGGTCCAAGTTCGTCTGGAACTCGCCCGTCGAGCCCATCTACGCCGCCGAGTTCCTGACGCCGCTGGCCTACGCCAACGGCGAGCAGACCGGCAACATCGGGTTCGCCCTGATGGACTTCACCTTGCTCTCCATCAAGCGGGCGCTCAACGGCGGGGCGCCAACCACCGTGTCCGGTACCGGGCCCACGCTGACGTCGAAGATCGAGCCGCCGGACCCGTCCGCGATGGTGCGCTGCATGATCGGCTGGGAGTCGCTCGACAACACCATGCGGATCGTCGGCCGCCAGTGCTTCAACGCGGCCCAGATCGAGGCGTCGTTCAAGAAGGGCGCCGACGTCGGAGTCATCCCCTGTGAATTCAACTTCGAGCGCCCGTCCGGCGCCAAGTCGTGGGCCATCTACTCCGCCGGTACTGCACGTCTGGGGGTCTGACCGTGACGAGCAAGGTTATCGAGATCGACCTGGGCGACCTGGGTGGGGACACTGGCGCCACCGATGCCCCGGTGGTGCACACCTTCCCGTGGTACGGCGTGACGGTCCGCGTCAACCCGGGCGCGTCCGAGATGGTCTACCTGGACTTTATCGAGGAGGCCGGCCAGTACGACGAGAGCGACTCCCGGGGCGCTGTGGCGGTGAAGGAGTTCATTCGGGAGATGATCCACCCGGATGACTTCGACGTCTTCTGGGATCTCGCGAAGACGCACCGCCGTCAGATCAAGGATCTCGCGAATATCTCCATGCGCATCGTTGCGCAGGTGTCTGGGGACCCTACGAGCGGACAACCCGACTCGTCCAATGGGCTGTCCGTAATCAGCGGGAGTTCCACGGACGCCAGGTATGCGCCGGTCATCACCGAACTGGAGAAGAACGGGCGTCCCGACCTGGCGGTGATCTACGACGACGCGCGCCTGAATGGCGCGATGGGCTGACGTTCCGCGAAGTCATCGACTCCGCCTACGTCCTGATGCTGGATCAGCTTGAGAGGCAGTGGCACACGGCTAGCGTGTGCGCTGCCATCTCAGGAGGCGAAGTGGAGCCGTGGACGGCGGTGCACGACAAGTTCGACGAGTATCTGAGCGGCGATGAGGTGCCATTGTCGGAGGAGCAGGAGAAGCTTCGGCTACTGGGGTTCAAGTGACTGAGAGGGGCGCTCGGTGAAGCTCGCGGAGATCTTCGTGGCCGTTCGTCCTGACACGGCCAAGACCGGGCCGGAGCTGAAGAAGAAGCTTGAGAAGATCGACCCGACCGCCGAAGGCAAGAAAGCCGGCAACCGGTTCGGTATCGGGTTCTCCAAGACGCTGCCGGGTATCGGCGGCCGGGTCACGTCGTTCTTCAAAACGAACCTAGGCACGGCGGCGGCCCTCGCGTCGGGCGCCGCGATCGGCGGCGGCCTGATCTCGGGGTTCGGCGAAGCTCTCGACCAAGGCGCCATCAAGGCCAAGTTTCAGGCCCAGCTCGGGCTGTCGACGGCCGACTCAGCAAAGGCTGGGAAGGCCGCCGGGGACTTGTACAAGGCGAACTACGGTGACTCACTGGCTGGCGTGAACGACGCCATCAAGAGCGTCGTGCAGAACACGAACGTCTCCCTGAACTCGGTCGACCTGAAGCCGGTCACCGCGAAGGTGCTCGATCTGGCGTCGACGTTCGACCAGGATCTGGGTGGCGTCACGCGCGCCACCGGACAGCTGATGCGTACCGGCTTGGCAAAGAACGCCACCGAGGCCCTGGACATCATCACGAAGGGCTTCCAGTCCGGCGCTGACAAGTCAGAAGACTTCCTCGACACCCTGAACGAGTACGGCACCCAGTTCCGCAAGCTGGGCATCGACGGGGCCACCGCGACGGGCCTGATCTCGCAGGGCCTGAAGGCCGGCGCCCGCGATGGGGACCTTGTTGCCGACAGCATCAAAGAATTCTCGATCCGCGCCGTCGACGGTTCGGCGACGACCTCAGCTGGGTTCAAGGCGATCGGCCTGGATGCGCAGAAGATGGCGGAGCAGATCGCGAAGGGCGGCAAGCCTGCCGCCGAGGGCCTCGACCAGGTGCTGGACCGACTGCGGAAGATCAAAGACCCGGTCAAGCAGTCGCAGGCTGCCGTGCAGTTGTTCGGCACGCAGGCCGAAGACATGGGCAAGGCCCTGTATGCGCTCGACCCGTCGAACGCGGTTGCCACGATCGGGGCTGTCGGCGGTGCTGCCGACAAGATGGACAAGACCCTGGGCGACACCCCGAAGGCGAAGATCACCAGCTTCTTCCGCACCATCAAGCAGGGTGCTATCGACAGCCTCGGCGGTGTGATAACCGCGTTCGCGTCCGGCGAAACGAAGTCGCAGGGATTCCAGGGCATCATCGAGAAGGTTGCCGTGGGCGCGCGAAATGCCTTCGACTTCTTCCGGTCCGACATCTTGCCCCACCTGAGAGACTTCGCCGGGTTCCTCAACGACAAGGCGGTACCGGCGATCTCCAGCCTGGTCACGAACCTCGCGACGGATCTGAAGCCGGTATTGTCCGATGTGTTCGGCTACTTCAGGGACAACGTCCTCCCGCCCCTGAAGGACTTCGCTGGATTCATCGGCGACAAGATCGCGCCGAAACTGGGCGAGATGGCCACGGCACTATCGAAGAACAAGGACTTTATTGTCCCGTTCACTGGGGTAATCCTCGCGGTAGTGGCCGGGCTGAAGGCGTGGGCGATCATCCAGGCCATCCTGAACATCGAGCTGCTCGCCAACCCGATCGGGCTCGTAGTGGTGGCGATCGCTGCCCTTGTCGGCGGCATCGTCTGGGCGTTCAAAAACGTCGGCTGGTTCCATGACGCACTGGTGGGCGCGTTCCATGGAATCCAAGCGGCGGCGCAGATCTTCGCACCCCTGGTAAAGGCCGCCGTTGGCGTTGTCATCGCCGTCTTTTCCCTGTGGTGGAACTACTACGCCAAGCCGATCCTAGGTCTCTTCTGGGCCGCTCTGAAGAAGGGCTGGGAGGCGGCACAGACGTTCGGCCGGATCTTCACCGCCGCCTTCAATGCGATCAAGGAGCCTGCCCGCGTCGCGATCAAGTTCGTCGTCGACACCTTCCTGAACATGGTCGGTACGGTGCTGGACGGGGCCGCGAAGGCGTTCGGCTGGGTGCCTGACCTGGGCGGCAAGCTGAAGACCGCCGCGAAGGCCTTTGCTACGTTCCGCGACCAGGTCAACTCGAAGCTCGACGGCCTGAAGGATCACCAGGTGGACTTCACGATCAAGTACACGTCCACCGGCGTGAACCTGTCGGCCCCGTCGAGCGTCGGCCGCCGGGCTTCCGGCGGACCTGCGGTTGCACGCGGCAACGGCAAGATCCAGGGGCACGGATCGCCGACGTCCGACAATATCGACCTGCGAGTCTCGCCCACCGAATGGGTCATCAAGGGCAAGTCGTCGGCGAAGTACGGCGACTACGCGATGGGCTCAGTCAACGACGGCACCGCGCTCATCATCCCCGACGCCGGCAAGCGCGCCGGGGGCGGCAAGGCGGGGGTCTACGCTGCCAACCACTTCCCTGCCCCTCGCGCAGTGGCCGGGTCGGTGTCGGACGCGTTCCAGGCCATCGCCAAGCCCGTCGCACAGCAGATCGCGAAGTACGGCGGCAACCTCATGTCGACCCGGCTATGGGGCGAGTCGCAGGCCGGGAAGCCGTACGGCTGGGGTATGGGCGGCCCGGACTCCTACGACTGCTCGGGGTTCGTCGGCGCCCTCATCAACCACGCGCTCGGCAAGCCACTGTACTCGCGGATCGGCGCCACCGGATCGATGCCGTGGCCCATGTTCGCGCCCGGCCCAGGAAGGTTCTCTGTCGGCTGGTTCCAGGGCAACCCGGGTCACACAGCGGCGACGATCGACGGCGAGAACTTCGAGTCAGCCGGCGGGGTCGGTACGAGGTATGGTTCGCGGGCCCGTGGCGCCACCAACGGCCTGTTCTCGAACCTCGCGCACGTCAAGGGGTTCCGTGACGGTGGCCTCGTGGGTGAGGGGCGTCGCGGTGATGGCCCGTTCGACCTGATCAACCCGAAGGGGCAGCGGTTCCTCGGTAAGGACATGCTGGAGCAGATCGGGGTGAAGGTCTACGACCAGGGCGGTACGTGGCCGTCGGGGACACTGGGAGCGAACCTGTCCGGCAAGTCTGAGACCGTGGTGCCTGGTGGAGGAGATGTTGAACTCGGCAAGGAGACCTTGCGGGCGCTGTCGAAGGCGTTCGCTGACTCGATCGCTAGCGGAAAATTCGTGCTGGTCCAGCGCGGCGGCTCGTACATTCTTCAGAACAGCAACGGATAGGCGGGCCTGCTGATGGTGAACCTACTGCGGTTCGTCGACTCGATCGCGTCCTCGCCGGGGGTCCGGCTGAACCTGAACGACGGTGCCACCTGGTCGATGGGTCAGGGCACGGACTTCGGTATCCCGCCGATGCGTCGGCAACTGTCGTCGACGCTGATACGCGACGGCGATTATGTGGGGGCGACGGCGTACGGCAACCGTGAGATCAACTTGGCGCTCGACCTGTACCCGGCAGCGAACGGCGGCACACCGGACAACGTGGCGGCACAGATCCAGGCGTTGCAGCGGGAGCTGGACCGGCCTAACAACATCCTCCAGTACACCCCGAACGGCGCCACCAATACCGTGTTCTTCCGGACCTTCAGGGCCTCTCCGGACTCGGTCCGTTACGACCCTGGCCGTAAGGCCGTGGCGGTGACGGTGATGGCGGAGCCGTTCGCGCTGGGCCTGCGGGAAGACATCACGGCATTCACCATCAACAACAATCCGGCGTCCGGATCGAACGGCCTGTTTGCGAACCTGACCGGGATCAAGGGTGACGTCGAGACGCCCCTGTTCATCGAGTACGCCGACGGTGCGGCTGGGCTGCGACGCGCCGGGTACGCGATCGGCGTACGGACCGGGGCCGCGCCGTACCCGAACCTGTTCCAGCAGGCGGAGAACATGAGCCCGGCATTCGATACGAGCATCGTTGCCGATGGCACCATGTCGAACGGCAGCAAGACGCGGACCACGTTCGCCGGCCTGCCAGGCTTGGCTCTGCGGCTCTCCGCGAACTTCCCGGCGTCCACTGACCCGGCGGGCGCGGAGAACTGGGGTACGTTCCGGGTGTTCGCTCGGGTGGCCCAGACCGTCGCCACTGACACCATCACCATGTCGGTACTGATCGGTGGCGGCAGCCTGAACCAAACGGTTACCCTCACCCCGAAAACCCAGCCTCAACTCGTTGATCTGGGCACCCTGGATTCCACATCCGGGCTGCCCACGGTAGGCGGCTACGGCAACGAATACCGGATTGCCGACCAGGCTGCGATCTTCGTGTACGCGGGGCGTACCGCAGGCACCGGCAACCTGGATATCGACTACCTGGTGTTCGTTCCCGCCGATGAATGCTTCGGGGCGTGGGCTGCGTTCGACGACGTACTGAACACCACGGACCTCGGGGTGATCGACGGAGTCAATGACGCCGTGTACGTCGCGGAGGTGATCACCGGCGCAACTCCCGGACGCCACGGTCTCCGGACTACGACGTTCTCCGGGAGCCTGCCGCGCGTACCACCGGGCAACAGCCGGCTCGTGATCGTGGAGACGACCCAGAGTCAGGCCTCTCCGCCGACGTCGAACCTGCTCACCTCGCAGGTGTCCATGACGTGCCGGTACTGGCCCCGGTACCTGCTGGTGCGTCCGGTGGGCACATGATCCCCGTCACGGTGCGCCTGTCGAACTCCAATGTCGACGTGCACATCACGAACCGGCTGGCCACGGCCCCGTCGTGGCGGACCTCGATCCCCGGCGGCTTCGCGTCGGCCACGTTCTCCCTGAACAGGCCGATCAACGTGAACGATCCGATGCTGGCCGCCTTCACGAGGGTCTACATCTACGACGGGCGCAACGGGGAGACCCTGTGGGAAGGGCGGCTGCAACTGTCCGGGCGCAGCGCTGGGGACCAGGGGCAGGTGTGGGCGCTGACCGCGATCGGCCCGTCGGCGCATGCCCTCGACCAGACCGCGACGCTCGTCTACATCGACACCCGGCTGGAGCCGTGGCACCGCAGCAACTACGAAGCGGCGCTCATGCCCGCCGGTGCGAACGTGTCCGTCACGAACCACCCGCACACGACGGTTTTCGACGTAGTGCTGTGCCAGTTCCCCTCCGGTCTGCCCATCAGCAACACGAACCGGGTCGCGGCCCTCTACGACTTGCTGGTGGGCTCGGGTATGCAGATCGGCGCCGTCGGGTTCTCCTGGGACTCAGGGTTCTCCTCGGTGTCGTCGTTCTTCTGCCAGATGGGCACCGGGGTCAGCCCCACCTACCTGGAGACCCCGTTCTCCTCGGTGGTGAACACCGGCGGCGGCACCTTCACCGGCTGGGTAGTGACGGACATCCCAGCGGGCAGGGACTTCGCTGCCATCCGCCTCAACAACACGTCGGCCGGCGCAGTCACGGTCGCCGACGACGTCCACTGGAACTCATTCGCGAACCTCCGCGTCGTCGGCCGCCGCATGAACAAGTCAGGTGCCCTACTGTCCGGTTCGGCTGGCCTCCTGTCATCGATCTTCGTTCGCGCCACCTGGGTCATCGAAGATCTGCTGGCGCGCCTGCTGCCGCAGTACGACGGGCCGAACGCGGCCTTGACCGCCCTCGACACGGCCGACATCGACCAGCTCACCTACGAGGATCCAGCGACGGCTAACCAGGTGCTGGATGACCTGATGGCACTGGAGCCTGGGTCGTACTGGGCGGCGTGGGAGTCCGGTGGTTCGACCACCGCGACCGTGACGAACGGAAGGTACCGGTTCGAGTGGTCGAACTGGCCGACAACCCCGAGGTACCACGCCTCGGTCGCTGACGGCTTCGACTCACCTGCCCCGACGTTCGAGGTCTACAACAGGACCAAGGTCCGGTACCGGGATCCGCGAGGAATCATCCGCACCTACTCGGGGTCGAAGGCCGTCCCGATGCTGGACGATCAGGGCCTGATCCGTACCGCCTACATCGACCTGGGAGACGAGTCCGGTTCGGCCGTGAACGCGGCGATCGTGAGCTTCAACTTCCTCAACGATCACGCGCTGCCGACGTCCGGAGGGACGCTCACGATCGCCCGCCCGATCCGCGACGTCGTGGCCGGGAAGCTGCTCATGCCGTGGCAGATCCGGCCCGGCGCGATGATCACGGTTCACGGCATCGAGGCTTCCGCTCTCACCGGCGCGGGGTCCCGCGATGGCCTGACCACGTTCCGGATCGTCTCCGTGGAGGTGTCCCCCGAGGGCGTCGCTACGTTGGAGCTGGACATGTTCACCCCAACTGAATCGCGCGCTCTCGCCGCGATCGCGAAGAAACGGAGCCGTAGACGATGACCACCACTCTGACGATCGCACCCAAACGCCCTGTGACCGAGGATCTGTTCCTGGACATCACCACGTCCGCCATCAACTCCATGAACTGGCTGGACGGCCAGCTATCGGTGGAGTTCGCCGACGACCTGACCGACTCGCAGAAGGTGGACTGTCTGCTCAGAATGGGCTCGACGGACGACACCCAGGCCGGACTGTTCGTGCTCGGCATCCTGGGGATCACCGCGAACCAGACGTACACCGGCGACCCGGACAACTGGGCTGCGAATCAGCTCGACCAGACGAACCGGATGGCTGACCAGATCAACGCCCTGTTCCGCCTGTTCATGGGGGACCTGGCCGACCTCACTCCGCCCAGCCCGTAACGGTCGGTGGCAGCCGCTAGGCTTGACTAGACCTGGAGGGACCAGATGAGCTTTCTGAACGGGGAACGGCGCACGCGTGGTGGCATTGTGACGCTCGTCTTCACCGCGCTCGGCTCCGGCCTGTGGCTGCAACCGGAACGATGGGCCCGCACCCCGTCGTACGGCCTCCTGCTGAACCTCGCCGACCAGCAGTGGTGGGGGTCGGTGCACCTGGTGATCGCGGTCCTGATGTGCGGATACATCGTGTGGCCGACGTGCCGCAAGCTCGCCGTCGTCGCCCATACCGCCGCGTTCACAGTGGTCGCGGTGTGGCTGGTGGCTTTCGTCATCCGGTACATCACCGACGACGCCACCACGATCGTCAACGTGGTGTCGTGGTCGGCGTACCTGTACCTGGTCATTCGCTCCCTGCTCCTGATTGACGGGGATCCACTGGAGGAAGCCGGCGACACGACAGCAGGGCCGCGATGACGAACACCGAACTGGTGGGATTCCTGGGGATCCTGGTAGCTGTCGCGTCCTCGATAGGGCTGCCCCTCTACCTGCTGCGCAGGAAGACGAAGGGCGAGAACGCCACGGCGCAGGCCGCCGCCGCCGCCACAGACGTCGTGTCCTGGCAGGGCATTACGGCTGTCATGAAGGAGGAGAGAGACGCGTCCGTCAAGCGAGTCGGTGAGGTCGAGAAAGAATACGCAGAGAAGTTCAGGAAGCTGGAAGCTGAGTATGCGGAGAAGTTCCGGCGGCTGGAGGAGGACTGCACCCGCAAGGTCGAGGCGTCGAACAGGCGCATCCGGGAGCTGGAGGTCGAAGTGACCGGCCTGTACCGCGAGATCCACGGCTTGCCGCCCCGATGATCGTCTCGGTTAGTAGTGTCGCGGTCGATATCCTCGCCGCCCTGTTCGTGGTTGTCAGCCTCGTCAGTCTCGCCATCCAGTCGGGGGCGCTCCTGACGTTGCTATTCAAGTGGCCCATCGCCTCGACCGGCCCGGCCTCCCGGATCCACCGAGGCCTGCTGCGTACCTCAATCTGCCGGGTGGTTGCCGCTGTCGGCTACGTCGTCACCGGCTCGGTTATCCTGATCTCACGAGACGCATTGCCGTATCTGTCTCTGTCCACGTTCACTGGTGTGCAGGTGTTGTGGATCGTGAACGCCTTCGCTGATGTGCGGCTACGGCGGCGGCTTGCTGAAGACGCCGCCGACAATGAGTAGGAGTTGCCCATGGCGACCGCGATGACTCCAACGCAGGAACAGGCCCAGCTCAGGAAGTGGCTGGGCGCCCGTCTGAAGCTCTACCCGGGGTGGCAGACCAGAGGGTACGGGCCGGGCTCGATCAGTGACCCTCAGGGCGTACTGATTCACCACACCGGCGGCGAAGGCCAGTCCGACGACTACCTGAACTTTCTGGCCAACGTCGGCCGGCCCGGAGATGTGCCGCCGCCGCTGTGCAACTTCTCGACCGACCGTGATGGCGACTTCTGGCTGATCGCGAACGAGCGAGCCAACCACGCCGGCATGGGGTCGCTGACGACCCTGAACCACATGAAGGCGAAGGACTACGGCTGGTCCTCGGTTGAGTTGAAGCCGGGCCCGGACAACGTCAACGGCAACACGCACCTGTACGGCAACGAGCTGCGGTATGACGGCTCACACGCCCCGTCGACGGAGATGTGGGTGTCCGCCGTCCTCGGCGCCGTCGCCGTCTGCGACTTCTACGGCTGGGGCGCGCACCGCGTCATCGGCCACAAGGAATGGACCAGCCGGAAGAACGACCCGGGCCATGTAGCGATGTATCTGTTCAGGCGTGACGTTGACGCCGCACTGAAGGCTGGGCCAGGGAACTGGCCCGCGAGAGAGGAAGACGACATGGCAGGCGAAGGCGCCACGATCATCCAGCTTCTGAAGACGAAGGAGGCCGCCGACGCGGCCCGGTACAAGGACATCCGCAACACGCTGACGGTGTGGATGCAGACGAAGGACGACCAGCGCTCCGCCGCCGACAAGGCCCGCGACGACGCGCTGGCCGCCGAGGTCAACAACCTGGAGACGCAGGTCCAAGACCTCATCAAGAAGCTCGCACCGTGACCGCGAACGACCCGAGGCCCGTCCTCATCATGAACAGTGTTCTCGCTGGCCTGACCTTCGTCGGTGGCGGTGCGGCGCTCGCCGACGTCGTACCGGTCAAGGTGCTGGGTGTCGCCCTGCTGGTGCTGGGTGGCGTCCAAGTGGCCTGGTCGAAGTACACGGAGGGGCAAGTTACGCCGAATGCTGCCGTGGGTGCGATCAAGCCGGACTTGGACTCTCCGCAACTGGAGGCGTTCGACGGCGCGAAGAACATCCCGAACGGTACGCCGGTCGAGCTGGTGCGCTCCGACCCGGCACCCTTCGGCTGAGCTATCGAGGAGCCCCGGCCGCCATGGTTCGGCCGGGGCTTTCTTCTGTCTTGACGTGTAGCTACACATGGGTCTATCGTCTTGCCCATGACCACGACGAGCACGTACATCACCGCCGGCCTCGGGCTTGCCCGCCATGCGCCCGCTGCGTCAGGCAAAGGCGACAGAGAGAGTGGCGCTAACCCCACACTCTGCGGAGTTCGCGCATTCAGGCACAGGCTCGTCACCCAGGAGGGGTCCATCATCGACTGCCCGAGGTGCCTGAAAAAGCTCCCCTGATCGGGTCGCAGTCTCCCCGGCCTACGGGCCGGACCAAGGCCACCCGGCCACCACCACACCACGACGCGAGGACCCCACGATGACCCTCATCAAGACGTACGCGCTGGCCTGCGAGGGCCCCAGCCTGCTGATGTATCGGGAGCGGGTAGCCGGAAAGACGCACGCCGAGATCCGGGTTGATCGGTCAGGGCGGGACGCGCTGCGTGCGAAGTGCGCCATGGTGGCGCCGACTGAGGTCAGCTCACAGAAGACCCGAGCAACGGCCCGCCGGCTCGGCTGGGTGCGTCACTCGGAAAGGTTCCCGATCTATCAAGGCGCAACGGACACCTCAGTGCACCGCTTCGATCTGTGCCCGAGCTGCCATGCCGCGCTGTCTGAGCCTGCGCCGCTCGCTCCTTCGGCCCTGCCTGGCGAGGAGACCCCGCCAGCCGAGCCGGCCATCTGCGGTGACGAGATTCCCTGGACGGCCAACCCCTGCCAGGACTGCCGTCTTCCGGTGCGTACTGCCTCCTCATCCGGCTGAGGAAGACCACTATCGGGTCGGGTTTGCCCGCTAGCCTTGACGTGTAGCTACACAGCGGCTAGCTTGTAGCTACACACCACGACGCGAGGAGCCCACAATGAACACCTGCCGCCACTGCTCAGCATCCATCGAACTCGAAGGCGACCTCTGGGTCGACAGCCTCTCCGGTGACGAGGGCGGCACCTACGACCACTGCCCCGACAACTCGACCGAGGTCCACGAGCCCCGCTGAAAGCCTCCGGTGACCGGGCTGGGGAACGCGCCCCCCGGTCACCGGAGTTCTACCACCGTAACGAAGGAGTTCCTGATGTCCCGAGCACGCGGCCCGGTCGAGACGCTCGACTACGGCAAGATGGTGGCCCGCATGATGCGTTCGTGGGCGAAACGGGTGACGCACGCGGATGAGCCCGAGCTGGCGCAGATGATCGCAGCGGCCGATGCGCTGGAGCTGGCGATCGCGCGAGCGATCCACGGTCAGCGCACCATCTACGGCCGGTCTTGGGCGGAGATCGCTCGCGGCACCGGCACGACCCGCCAGGAGGCCCAGCGCCGTTGGGGCGCCCTCGTGTCCGCACTGGACGCCGCATCCCTCGACCGAGGTCAGGTCAGTGACCACCGAGTCCTGATCGACCACTCTGCCGCGCTCGCGGAACCGTCGGGCGACTTCGATTGCTGCCTGGAGGAAGCGTGAGCACCAAGCCGCCGTACAAGGGCCACCGCCTGCACGCGGTGCGCGTCCCTGATGAGATCTGGGAGGCAGCGAAGACCACCGCGAATGCCAGGGACGAGAATCTCTCGGAGGTTGTCCGGGACGCCCTGGTCCGCTACACCGAAAGGGCCGCACGCGCCGCCCGGCGCGAACGGGTAAGGCAACTCCGGACCGGCGCCGTTATCGCCGAACCAACCACGACACAGGAGAACTGACATGAACAGGAACATCAAGGCGGTAGTACTCGTGGTGGCGGGCCTCCTCGGCGGCATCGCTCTCGGGGTCGCCGGTCAGTACTACAGCGAACCGGCCAACCAGCCCGCCCAGCACGCCTCGACGTCGTGCTTGAACGCGCTGAACCAGGCGGATGCGTCGATCCGTACGGCGGGCGACGGGTTCGATGTCGTCTCGGAGGTGCTCACCGCCGCGTCGAACTTCGACGTATCGGGTATCGAGACGGCGTCGGCGAAGATGGGCCCGCTGAGCAATGTCTTGTCGGGTCAGCTCGACCAGTACACGGCTGCCCGCGACGCTTGCCGGGGGGAGTGACATGCCTACCTGCCAGTTCCAGACGATCGCGTGGAACGAGATCGACCAGCCGTACGGCGTGACCGTGGCGTGTGGACAGCCTGCGACGCACCGCCTCGACCTGCGCATCCTGGGCGCTGGAGGCGCCCCCTCCTACCCGCTGGTCGCCGAGCCCGGCTCCTGGCTGGGCCGCATGTTCTTCTACTGCTGCGGTCACAACCGTGAGGCGCTCGCTGAGGTTGACGAGCACTCTGCGGTCGAGGTGCAGAACGATGTGGTGCTGGATGCCGCGATCCGCACTGAGCTGTCCGAGCACGGCCCGGGCCAGTGGCGGATGCGCCTGCACGTCAAGCACCACGGGCAGGCGGAGACCGCGACGCCGTGGATGCGGCTCGCTGCGGTCACCGAGCACGGCGCGACCCTGGAGGCGGCGGCACGGTCCGCTGTCATCCAGTCGAACGTGATGGGTGACCACCGATGACCGAGCCGGCCTGGACCGAAGCCGACTGGAGCGAACTGATCGCGCTGGCCCTCCGGTACGACCGGACGCGGGGCCGGTTCCTCACGGATCTGGTGCTGGTCGCCCAGCGCGCCACCCGGTCCACCGAACCCAGCCTGTCCGCCGCCGCGAAGACGGCACTGCGGGACATGCTCGCGACACTCCGCAAGATCTACCCGAAGAAGGCGCGATGAACCTCACCGACTACGGGGTTGTATACCAGGCGGACGGCGGCGTGAAGATCTGGCGGGCGAAGAACGCCGGTCGCCGGGCGCGCGGCGATCTGGCCGCGTCTCTCCGTCGCCGGGTGACGGTGGGCACGATCAAGAATGATCCAGCTACTGAGGTTCGCGAGTTGCGACAGGTGGTGGTCCGCTTCGGCCAGCGCCGCTCCACCATGCAGGTGGAGCACCCGACTGACCCGTGGGCCGGCCCGGTTACTCGCGTCGAGGAGAAGGCTGGTTATCGGTACGGCGAGTCGTCGGAGATGGTCCGGCGCAAGGCTGAGGTTGGCGTCCCGTACACCGGGTTGATCGTGGCGGGCAGGAAACTGGAGCGCAAGCACGGCTGGTGGTATGCGGATGCCCTGGTGCGGGTGATCCAGCGGCCCCGCCCCGGCTACGCCCCGAGGACCATCATCGACCTGGACCTGGCCCTGTCCGACGACAACGGCCAGACTTGGACACCGTTCGTTCGCGACCTCTACGCCCCGTGGAACCCGATCGACGCGGGCCCGCTCCGGCCAGTGTGGACGGCACCGGACCTAGGTGACGCCCTACGCGCCGCTCTGGACCGCTGGGAGGCCGAACATCGGCCGGAATGGGGCGACGTGCCCGCCGGGGTCTACAGGCTCGCAGGCGGGCGCCTGTGGCCGCAGGAAGGAAGGTGGGAGTGATGTCGGCGATCGGCGAGTTCTATCTAGCTCGCCTGCACGAGCTGGAGTCTGGGTGGCGTGCGCAGAAGCGACGCGAGGACGAGGGGGACGACGTGCCGCTGTTCCACTTCGAGCAACGGCTGGTCGATGAGATGCTGGCTGACATCGCGGCGAAGCGGAAGATCGTCGAGCTGCACGAACAGTGGCCGGTCCTAGTGGAGCGCCCGCCCGAGCTGGTGCGGACGGACCCGTCCGACCTCGACTCCTGGACGTTCAAAATGACGCAGCAGATCCGGTGGGCCACGGAGCAGGAGTACCGGAAGGTGTTCGGTGACGACCCGCCGACCTCGCCCATCATGCGCGCACTGGTATCGGTCTACGCCGATCACCCGGACTTCCAGGAGGTATGGAAATGATGTTCAGAAAACTCGCTGTGGCTGCCGCGTTCGTCTCGACGATTCTGGCGGCGAACTATGTCACCAGCCGGTACGGCGTGTGGCCAGTCGGGTTCGGGCTCACGGCCACGGCTGGGACCTACTTCGCAGGGCTGGCGTTCATCCTGCGGGACGCGCTCCAGGATGCGGCCGGGAAGATCTGGGTAGCACTGGCGATCGTCGCGGGTGGCGCGCTGTCGCTGGCGGTCGGTGCGGCTGGTATCGCCCTCGCCTCCGCCGTTGCGTTCCTACTCTCGGAGTTCGCCGACTTCGCCGTCTACACGCCCCTTCGGCGTCGCGGGTACGTTCGCGCCGCCCTGGTCTCCAACATGGTCGGAACCGTGATCGACACCGTGGTTTTCCTAGCGCTGGCCGCGCCGACGCTACGGCTATTCATCCCTGGGTTTCGTCCCGAGCAGGCATTCGCCGGGCAAGTGATCGGCAAGCTTGCGATCACCGCCGTGGTGGTGTGTGCCGTACTCGCACTCCGTCAGGCTCGCCGGCCAGCGCTGACGTGACCGAGTTCTACCTAGGCACGCACATGCCGCACTGGCTGAGTCGGATGGACGTCCCGTTGTTCGTGGCCCGACCCCGGCTGTACCGCACGGGGAAGGCGGCGATCAAGACCTTCCCTCGCGCACGCGGTCGGTGGGCGATGGACTCGGGTGGGTTCTGGGAGGTCGCTCACCGTGGCGGCTGGACGATCAGCCCAGCGCTGTACGTAGAGCAGGTGCGCCGGGCGCGCGACGAGATCGGCAACATGGACTGGGCCGCCCCAATGGACTGGATGTGCGAGGACGAGGCGATCAAGGCCACGGGCCTCTCTGTGGTCAGGCACCAAGAGTTGACGATCGACAACGGCATCGACTTGCGGATGCGGGCAGCCGACCTGCCGTTCATTTACGTGATCCAGGGCAAGGCGTTGAATGACTACCGGAGGTGCGTTGAGATGTACACAGAGCGCGGTGTCGACCTCGCTGCGGAGCCGGTGGTTGGTCTCGGGTCGGTGTGCCGGCGCGAGGACAGCTTAGAGATTCAGATGATCGCCCGCACGATCCACGAAGAGTACGGAATCAGCCTGCACGGGTTCGGGGTGAAGAAGGGCGGCCTAGAGCGCTACGCCGAACACCTCCGGTCCTCCGACTCGCTCGCCTGGTCGGCCCGTGGGTACCACGTCATGCCGTGCGCGCATCCTCGCCCAGGCCGCCCACCAGCTCAGAGCGAGGCGAACTGTTCAGTATTCGCTCTACAGTGGCGGGATCAGTTACTGAGTAGGCTCACCTGATCACGGCGTGTGCACGGGTACAAAGTGGGGTGTCAAACAGCACCGACGTACCGGCGTCTTCGCAGGTCACACCCGATACCGAGTAGCTAGTATTCACGGTTTGGTAAACCGTGAGTAGACCTTTTGGAGGGGTACATGAGTAAGACTGGGGAGACATACTTCGTCCGCGTTGGCACGGTCGGGCCACTGCGGGAAGTGACCTTCGAGGAGTACCGCGATGCCTTCAACTCGGGTGAGTCGGTGTTCGTCGCGTACGACCCTGTAGAGCCCTCTGAGGAGCCCGCTGACTGGGCCGGCTGGAAGGAGATCGGACTGACCGTGGACGGCCAGCACCCGGTGTTCGTAAAGCCCTATGAGAACCGTGAAAACGACCCCGCCTGAGCATTGATCGGTAGTACTGTTCCGCACTGCTCTGTACTGGTGTAGGGTGCCGGTTAGAGTACACAACCACGACGGAGGACCACCTGATGGAGCTGAATCTAAAAGACGCCGTGTACGTCTGGCCGGACGGCGCGACCACGACCGGCAGGCAGACACAGGTGCGCCTGGACCGGTGGGCCGCCTCGTCGGAGGGACAGGCGTTCATGGACCGCGCCGAACTCCACCAGGAGACCCGCCGCCAGTACCGTCTCCGCGAGAGGCGTTCCTGATGACCACGCTCCTGCACTACGTCGCGACGTCGACCCCCGGGACGTACGAGGTGCGCCTAGACGGCAACACCCACCCGGTCATCATCGGCACCGTGCGGCAGGGCCGGCACGCCAACCGCTCCGGCGACTGGTACGCCTTCGACGCCGACGGCGAGCGCTACGGCACCGCCGTCACCTTCGCCACCCGCGACGCCGCCGGGCGGGGCCTGGCTGGCGCGTACCACGCCCGCAAGCGCCTCAATCTGAGGAGCGCGCGATGAGCTGGTTCGACGTGGCCGTGACCCGGGGCGACCTGCTGGTCGCCTTCCCTCTGGCGCTCCTCGGACAACTGGCAGGTAAGGTGCTCGGCTACGCCATCAAGGACTGGCGCAGCAGGCGGCAGGTGAAGCGGTGACCGCGCCGGGCCTGTCCCCTGACGAGCGCGTAGCCGCCACCCTGGCGTTCCTTCGGGACGTCCTGGGACTCCAGGTGTCCTCCTGGCAGGAGCGAGCGCTGGAGAAGCTTGTGGCGCCGTTGACGCCGCCCGCCCGGCCGGTCCGGCCGGCGGGCGGGGCCAGTCACCTCGGTCCCTCGGCTGGCGGCCGGGCCATGCACGGCGGGCCGCGAGCCGGTTGCCCCGCCTGCCCGCCCGGCGATCCGGCTGAGCCAGACGGAGCCGCCTTCCGGGCGCACGCCGAAGCTTGCAACCGCCAGATAGTGGGGTTGGGCTACACGCCTCCGGCGCTGCCGGTCATTGACGAGACGGCGCGCTACGAGTCACCGCTCGGTCCGTTCCGGGAGTATGTGGACGGGCAGGAGCAGGAGGCGCGCCAGTCGTACCGATACAGCCACCCGATCCCGGACGGCCAGACCTGGAGCGCTGAACCTGCCCGCCCTGGCGCGTACTCCGTGGATCCGCTGTACTGCCCTGGCTGCGGACTCCCCTCCGGGCCGAATGGGCAGCGCCCGAAGTGCGACTCCTGTACTCACCCGTGGCACGGCCAGCGATGACCGACGACAAGGCCCGGGGCCTGTACCAGAAGTACCAGGTGAAGCGGCTCGCTGACCACGACGGAAAGCACGCGGCGTGTGAGTTCTTCGTGCTCGATCCGCTGCATGACCCGATCGCCCGGGCCGCGTTGATCAATTACATCAGCCGCCTCGGCGACGACAGTGACCGGCTGGCCGTCGATCTGCGAGAGATGATCGCGAGAGCGGACACCAAACTGGAGGCGATGAAAGAGGCGCGCGGATGGTGCGCGCCGGACTGCCCCCGGAGCTGGACCGACAAGACATGGGACTGCCGGTGTGGCGGCGTGCAACGCGAGGTCGAGCACCTGCGGGCCGAACTGACCCGATTGGAGACGGACGAGTGAATGAGCCGGCCGGGCCGGATGCCGTCCCGCTGTCGCTACGGGTCACTGACCCTGCTGCGTGGCTGGAGCGGCACGATCGCGACTCCGAATTACACGAGACCCTCACGCGACTGCTTGATGGTCTCCGGGTTGCCGAGGCGGTGCTGTGCCTGGAGTGGCACATCGGCCGCACAGCGCCGATCCGTGACCAGGTGGCCGGCTGGGACGCGCCCGCCTGGGCCATGGCTGTAGCGCAGCTCTCGGGGAACCGGACCCGCTGGACCGTCGAGCAGATCCAGCGGCTACTGATGACGACCGACAGCGGGACTATCGAGAGGAAGAACCCGTGAACCACACTGGAGCGCCGAGCCACCTGGGCGACCCTGTCATTGCCATGCCGGAGGCCTCCCCGCCGCTGGTGCAGACGATCGCCGACCTTCGGACCGCCGCTGACTTGCTGGACGAGCGCGGCTGGTTGCAGGGCGCGGCGGTCCACAGGGACGGGCGGCTGTGTGCGTGGCGCGCTATCCGCCTCGCCGTCGGCGAACCGATCGGGTCACCGATGGTTACCCGGCTGGCGCCTCGCCGGAACCGCGCTCTGGAAGCCCTGTACCGGCACCTCGGGCACCAGGGCATCATCGACTGGAACGACACCCCTGGCCGTACGGCGGACGAAGTCAAGGCTACATTGCGCGGCGCCGCCGAGAAACTGGAGGTTGGGCGGTGAGCACCCTCGCGAGGTTGATTGGCAGGTTCACGCGGCGATTAGAGCAGGCCGTGGAGGCTCCGCCGACGCTCGACTGGACCGGGCCTGTCGAGATGGAGGGACCCGCCTTGGAAGCGGCCCTGTATCCGCCGACCGAACCGGGCCAGTTCGAGCCGCTGTCGAACACGTCCGGAGTGCGATGCCTGGTGTGCAAGCGGGCACGGGCGATCTTCAGGTGCCGCTGGTGCGATGTGACGGTATGCGTCGAGTGCGACTGCTGCCCGGACGTCCTGGAGGTTCAGCCATGACCACGTTTCAGGTCTGGCGGGCCGACAGCAACGGCAACGAGGAGTACCCGGACTATGTGGTTGAGGCGGACCGGATCACGTATGAGCCGGGGTTCGTTGTCTTCCGCAACAATGATCTCCGGGTCCTGCGGAGCGTCCGCGCCGACAGCGTCGAGGATATCCGCCAGCTCCCCGAACCGTGCCCAGTGATGGGACCGGACGGGTACGAGTGCACCTTCCGCCATGACGACGGGCCGCACTCGTTCGAGACCCGTTGCGACCAGAAGTACGTGCCGTACTCGCCGCACGGGGCGTCACCTATTCAGTGCGCGAAGATGATGCATCAGCCCTGGATCGCCTGCTCCTGGATAGACGAACTGTCGCCAAGAGACCGAGCGCGTTACGTAGCGCGGTTAGCGGCCGAGCTGAGGCGATCCAATGCCTAGGGCAACGAGGCCGACCGGACCGCGCTGCCGGCATTGCGAGCAGGCCATCGAGCGCACCCAGCTGGGCTTCGTGCACCTTCCCGCCCGTTCGGTGTATTGCTTCCCGGACGTGATCGGGTCGCGTTTCGCAGAGCCCGGCTAGATGGGCTGCCACCCCTTTAAGGGGCGGCGCAAAGGCCCCTGGTGCCGGTGCCGCCATGGCCGGATGATGACGTCGTTCAGCGAAGCGACCGAGGTGTGGGTGAGCCGCCGCGAGATCGAGACGTCCGAGTACGCGACAGAGATGGAGGAGTGGCGCAGGGAAAACCCGCCGCCGCACCTCGCCGACTGGATGAAGGGCACATTCTGATGGGTAAGGAAAAGGTGATCTACACCGAGGCGCTGATGAAGGAGCTGGTCAGGGCGGCCTATCTCCTCGGCGATAGACACGCCCGGCGTAACCCGAACTACGAACCGACCGCTACGGTGCGGGCCGGTAACGATGGCGGGATCGTACTGGAAGCGAAGTACGGCACTCGCACTGAAGTGGTGCGGGTGACCTGATGGCCAAGCGGAGGCAGCGCGGTGACGGCGGCCTGTTCCAGCGGCATGACCACAAGTCGTGCCCGCCCGCCGACGAGGACGGCCAGCGGCCGGAGCATTCCTGCCGGGGTCGGTGGGTTGGACGCGTCGACCTCGGCTGGGTCAACGGGAAGCGCGCTAGCAAAACGGTGTACGGGAAGACGATGCCGGAGTGCCGGGCGAGATTGAAGACGGCACAGGCGGCGGTTGCTGAGGGCAACCGGAACACGGCGAGCAGACGGCTGAATGCGTGGCTCGACTACTGGTTGGATGAGATCTGCCCGCGTAAACCGAAGATGAAACCGGGCACGCTCGCGAACTATCGGTCGTACTGCCGCAACTATCTGGCGCCGGTCCTAGGTCGCGTCAAGGTCGACGAACTCGCCGCACAGCACGTCCGGCAGCTTCACCGGTACATCCTCGACCAGGGCCTGTCGACCACCACTGCCGGGCATGCTCACCGGATCCTCGGGACGGCGATGAATGACGCGATGCGGGATGGGTGGGCGCTGCGCAACCCGGTCGAGCTGGTGCCGAAGCCACGCAACGCGCCGAACGGTCGCCGCGCCTTGTCGATCGAGGAGGTACGCCGCGTGTTCGCGGTGATCGAGGGCGACCGGCTCGCGTCCCGCTGGCACACCGCTTTCCTGCTCGGGATGCGGCAGGGCGAGTGTCTCGGGCTCACCTGGGATCGGCTCGACCTCGACGCGGGCACGGTTGACGTGGCCTGGCAGCTCCAGCGGATCCCCTGGAAGCACGGGTGCGGCGGGCGCGACTGTGCGCCGCATGTCGGCCCGCTTCGCTGCCCAGAGCGTGAGGTCGCGACGCTGCCCGGGTTCGAGTACCGCCAGTTGAAGGGGAACCTGTGCCTGGTGAAGCCGAAGACGAAGGGGTCCAGCCGGCTCATCGCGTTGCCTGAGCCGCTCCTACTGAGCTTGCGTGAGCACTGGGCCGCCCCGACTCCCGCCTCCGAGGCTCGGCTGGTGTGGACTACGCCGACCGGTGATCCGATCGACGGTGGAGAAGACCGCAAGTCATGGCATCGGATCCTGTCGGCCGCTGGCGTCGAGGACACGGACCAGCACTCTGCCCGGCACACTACGGCCACCTTGTTGCTGGCGCTCGGCGTGCCGGAGGATGTACGGCTGGCGATCCTCGGTCACTCGGCTGTGGTAGACGCCTACCAGCACGTTGACCTGTCCATGCAGCGGGCCGCGATGGTCAGGCTCGGCGAGTCTCTGGCGCTAACCACCGGCAGCATGTAGCTTGTACACCAGTGCAGAGCAGTGCAACCGAATTGGAGGAAGCGAATGGAGGACGCCCGCGTAGAACCGGTGCTCGTCACCGTCAGCGAAGCGGCCCGGATGCTGTCCATGTCCGAGCGAGTCGTGTACGAACTGGCCGGCGCTGGGCGGCTCACGAAGCGGTACCTCACCAAGGAGGCCCGGAACTTCCGGCTGGAGGCGGAGCAGGTGCGGAACTTCGCGCTGGATCTGCCCACCGAGTCCGACCGGTGACTCAGAGCAGTCCCGGCACTGACCACGACGACAGGACCGGGACCACCCGAGGAGAACAGTCTATGCCAGAGCGAATGATCACCCCCACGGGCTGGCTCGCCACGAACGCCCTGCCCGGCACTCCCACCTGGTTCGCGACGCGCCGCCGTGGCATTACTGGCACGGACCTCGCGAAGCTCCTCGGTCGCAGCCAGTACGGCACGGCACTCGGGGTATGGCGTGACAAGCGCGGAGAGGCCCCGGATGACCAGGCTCGCGAGGCCGCGAAGTGGGGCAACATCCTGGAAGATCCCGTGGCGCAGGAGTGGGCGAAGATGCGGGGCACGAAGGTGGGCCGTGTAGGTGTCCTCGGCAACACGGGCCAGCGCTGGATGCTGGCCAGTCTGGACCGGATCGTGCGGACCTGCCCTGACGATCCACTGAAGGGACTGGATCCAGCGAACGTCCCAGGCGGCATGTGCGGCCTGGAGATCAAGACGCGCAACGCCTACAAGGCCGCCGAGTTCGGCGGTGACGAGGTCCCCGATGACGTGTTGGCGCAGGTCCAGTGGGGCTTGTCGGTGACCGGATTCGACCACATGCACGTCGCGGTCCTGATCGGCGGTCAGAAGCTCGTACAGTTCCGTGTCGACCACGATCCGAAACTGGCCCAGTACCTGATCGAAGCGGCCCGGCCGATCTGGGAGTGCGTAGAGCAGGGCGTCCCGCCGACGGTCCACCCGGACTCCGACGGAGTGCTACTCCAAGAGCTTCTGGACATGTTCCGCGACCGGGAGGGAGACCGCGAATTACCACCCGAAGAAGCCGAAGGCTTCCTGGCGTCGTACGGCGCGGCTCACCTGCGGGAGAAGGCGGCAGCGGAAGAGAAGGTGGAGGCCAAGACGGGCCTCGTCCAGTTGCTCGGGGATGGCGAGGTCGGCTTGCTCGATGGCGTACCCGTCTTCACGTACAGGAAGTCGCCGGACAAGACCTACGAGGTCACGGCGGACAACCTCCGGGCCCTGCAAGCGAAGTATCCCAACACGTACGCCTCCCTGCTGCGGGAGAAATTCATCACCCTCAAAGCCAACAACCCGACGTTCCGACTGAAGAAAAGAGCAACCACAGAATGACCACTCAGCGCACCACGACGAAGGCCGCTCTCCGGATGGCCAGTTCGTTCCTCCCCGAACTCCTTGAGGAGCACCTTGACCCGGCGGTAGCCGCATCCGTCGCCAAGAGCCTCATCCGGAAGGCGCCCTTCATCCAGTACCTCCCGCAGAAGGACGAGATCGTCCTGCACCTCAGCCTGGACAGCGCGGGCGAGGTCGAGCCGGGCGAGGTCGAGGCGGAGATCCCGGGCCAGACCGCGATCGACGACCCGCCCAGCATCAACGTCACGCCGACCAGCGGGCTGCGGTCCACGAACGACGGCGGCGAGATGGGGCACGGCGGCGAAGATCTGTCCGCCGGTGAGCTGCGATGAGCGGGCTCCGCGACGCGGCCCACGGGAAGACCGTCGACAAGGCCGATGCTCAGGGCAAGGAACTCGACTTCAAGCCCATGAACAGCCTGATCCGGTCGATGGAGTCACAGTTCAAGCTGGCCATGCCGAAGGGCCTGGAGGCCACCCAGCTCGTCCGCGACGCGATGACGTCGATCCGGCAGACCCCGAAGCTCCTGGAATGCAGCCCTGAATCCATCATGGGCGGACTGATGACGTTCGCCCAGCTCGGGTTACGCCCTGGCGTCTCCGCGATCGGGCACGGCTGGCTCATCCCGTTCTACGACAAGAAGAGTCGCAGCCAGCAGGCGCAGGTGATTCTCGGCTACAAGGGCTTGGCGGAGCTGGCGTTCCGGTCCGACATGATCGCCGGCCTGTCCGCCCGCGTCGTCCAGGAAAAGGACACCTGGTCAGTCGAGTACGGCACCGAGGACCGCATCGTGCACGCCCCCTATAGGGACGGCCCGCGCGGTAAGGCCGTCGCGTACTACGTTGTGGCGCACATCAAGGGCGGCCGGCCTGGCTTCGAGTTCATGACTCACGCCGACGTGATCGAGCACCGGGACCGTTTCGCGATGGCCCGCGAGGGTGTCTGGGAGAACGGGCGCCGCACCGGCGACAAGATCGGCGAGGACGGGCACCCTGTCTTCACCGGTCCCTGGCGCGACGACTTCGACGCCATGGCCAAGAAGACCGTCTTCCGGCGGATGGCCAACTGGTTGCCTAGGTCAACCGAGCTGCACACGGCGCTGATGGCCGACGAAGGTGTCCGCGTCGACCTCAATCCGCAGGCCGACCTGGGCGACGACACCGTCACCTACCACTACGAGCAGGTCCCCAACGAAGCTGGGGCCGGGCAGGAGAACGTGAATGAATGAGGTCCGCAGTCGCCGCGAGGTGACCAACGAGAAGATCGAGCGAGCCAACTCCATGCGCGCATGGTTCAGCGACGCACGGGCCGCCGCGTTCGAGCGGCGCGCCCTGAAGAAGAAGGCCGCACTTCTCACCCCGCAGCCCCACGGGTCCGGCGTCACGGTCGACATGCGACAGATCTCCGCCCAGGCGAAGCTGCGGGACCAGGAGGCGCTCGCGATCCACGAGGGCCCGAATCGGGCCATGCGCCGCGCCCACGCGAGTCACCGCGCCACTCCGGCATCGATCAACCACACCTACGTCAACCCGGCGCGCGACCTGAAGCCCGGCCGTCGTCTCCGCGTCGCGACGGAGGCCTGAGATGCGCTCCCGGATCGCGTTCGCGCTCGTCCTGCTCGCCGTACTGGCAGGCGTTGGTGCTGCCGGGCAGGCAGATGCCGCGCCCGCCACAGCGGTCGCCGTCTACCACGTCCCGCCGATCACCTGTGAGCGCGTCGACGCCTGCGACCAGGCGTACAACGCGAACGGCTCGCTGCCCGGCTACTGGATGGCGAGACGCTTCGATCACCCAGGGCTGTGGATTCGCACAACGAAGGTCGCCGGCTGGGACAACACCTACGCCGCACCGATCACCTGCCCGACCGAGGACTCCTGTGTCATCGCCTACTACAGCCCGGGTAGCTACTGGATCATCCGGCAGGCTGAGGGTACGACCTGGGTCAGGACCAGCATGATCCCGTCGGTGGGCGCGAAGCGGGCCGGGCCCTGATGGACACCGCAGAGGAGTGTGTCAGCTACCGGGGCCGGGCTTGCTGGGCCGACTGGCGCCACGCTCTGCACCTGGCGGAGCAGGCTGGGCGGATGCCCGGTCACCACTACCTGGTGAAGGGGGTCAACGTGCCCGGCCGTGGCTGGCACTGGATCGTGAAGCGTATCGAGAGGCGCTCCGGTGAATCAGAGCAAAGATCGGCCGCCGCCCTGGCCTGACGTCTGGTGGCAGCGGATGCACCTCGCGTTCGCCGCCTGGAATGGCGATATCCAGGCGGCGCGTGAGGAGTACGACGCCATCAGGGCCGCCGAGCAGACCGCAGTAACCCAGTGCCCCAAAGGGCTCCACGACATGGTGTCCGGCAACCTGATCCGGCGCCGTGGCAGGCCATCGAAATGCCGGGCCTGCCACAACGACTACATGCGCCAATGGCACCGCGACCGCAGAGCAAGAGAGAAGGCAGCATGAACCACCTACCGAGAGACGTGGAGGCGTTGCCCCCGGCAACCACGTTCCTGAACTACCCGAAGCAAGGGCCGTCGCTCGGCGCTCACCTCGGGCCGAACTTACTCGGCGAGTACCTGACCGTGGTGGAGCTGGTGAAGACCAACCAGGGTATGCGCGTGGGCCTCGCGTACGGCATCATCATGGTCAACGGTGAGTCGCTCGATCCCGCTGGCCTCCCGTTCGAAGCGCAGCAAGCACTTAACCGGGCAGCGCTCGCGCAACTCCAGGCGTTCAAGACGCCCGGCATCCAGAAGGTCCGGTGACCCATGGCGCTCCTCTGTACCCCCTGCGAGAAGGGGAATCACAGCAACTGCCTGTACGACGTCGTTGACGTCACTGCACACGATCACCATGTGGTGACCTGCGAGTGCCGGCAGTGCGCCGACGAGTGTGAGTCGTGCGGCAAGCCGGACGACGGCGAGGATGAAAGGTTCGGGACCTGCGAGCACGGCAAGCTTCTCTGCGGGGACTGCTCCAACGAGTGCCGCCTGTGCGAAGACGAGGCGGCCCAGGACGAGGCTGTAGATCGGCAGCTCGCCGAAGCGAGGGGGAACTGATGGAGTGCCGCAGCCGCACCCTGTCCACCTGGTCCTACATCTGCCAGTGCGACATCTGCCGTCTCCGCGCATTCCGCGCCCGGAAACTCAACAGGGCCGGGCGGATGCCCAGCATCCCGATGGACCGGGTCATCAGGCGACTCCGATACTGGACCGAGGTCGAGCTGTGGACGTCGTCCGCTGTCGCGTCGGCCGTTGGTGTACCGTCACAGACCGCCTCGGGTTGGATACGCCGGATGCGCACCCAACCCGATTTTAAGCTGGGTCCCGCCGCCCGGGCCGCCGTCCTCAACGCCGGGCCGCCCACGGCCGGCCTCATCGACGTCACCATTTGCCGCAGGCAACTACGTGCGCTGACGGTCATTGCCTACTCCATCGAGGATCTGGCTGAGGAGACTGGCGTCGACCAGAGCACCCTGCGCACCACTAGGACAGATCGGCTCCGTCGCGTCCGTCCGTCCGTGGCGGCCAGTGTCGATGCCGCCTACCAGAGGCTGTACATGAAAGTCGGTCCATCACCGAACGCGGCGCGGCTTGCGATAGAGCGCCACTGGAGCGCCCCGGCAGCCTGGGACAACATCCGTGACCGCAACGAGAAGCCCAGCAACCCCCGGGTACGACGCGAGGCCGACCTGCCCGTGGACATGATCGCCGTAGAGAAGGCCCTCGCCGGCTGGCGCGATCCCGTCACTGGTGAGGCTGTGCACCTCACGCTCCGGGAGAAACGCCAAGCCGTCGCCATCGGCGTACTCCGGGGCATGACCCTGAAAGCCATCGGGCTCGCCACCTCCTGCGAGGCGTACCGATACCTGTACCGGTACGAACTGGCGACACCCACAACCACCCAGCTCTACGCCGTGTTCACCCGGCACGGCTGGAGCCACCACGACGAGCAGAGAGAAGCTGCCTGATGTGCTACGCCATCGACGCAATGAACCACCACCCGAACCTGCGCCCACTCGTGGCAATGGACGCCCACTACGACTGCGCCCCGCCGGTCGACTCGGCGGAGAACGCGAAGGCCGCCCCGATCACTGGCGAGCGCGTGCCGACGATCGAGGACTGGCAGCAGGAGGTTTACGAGAACAACGTTGCACACGGCTGGTTCGAGGAGGATCGGCCGTTCGCCGCCGACGTAGCCCTCCTACATTCCGAGGTCTCTGAGATGTTGGAGGCCCATCGGGCATGGGGTCTGGAGGACTGCACCGGGACGGGTGGTCACGCCAGAGATTGCGAAGTCATCACCTGGAAGGTGTTCGTGAGGGGCGGCGCAGCCCCCCCATGCACATGCAGCAGGGGCGCCCTCCCGAAACCTGAGGGCGTTGGATCGGAGATGGCTGACGTGCTCATCCGGCTACTCGACACAGCGCAGCGCACAGGCGTCGATCTGCGGGCAGAGTACTGCCGCAAGATGGAATACAACCGGACGAGGCCCATCAAACACGGGAAGGCGTACTGATGACCGACCCCGAACTGTCGAACCGAGACGAGAACGTCGTGAATCTGATCCTGCCGGACCTCGGGCCCACGCCTTCCTTAGCGACCCGGATCCGTGAGTCGGTCGCACTGTGGCCGAACGTGGATCTGAACATCCGGTTGATGCCGTGGAACTGGCGAATCAAGCCCTGGTGGTACCGAGACGACCTCGACCCCACCTACATCAAGGCCGCCTGGCTGATGTTCGAGGTGGAGATCGCCGCCGAGCACGGCCCGATGTTTCCGTGGCTGTCATGAAGCCCTACCCGATGCGCGAGGAGCACGAGCCGGTCAGCTTCCCGGGCGCGTTCTTCCTGATCGACGCCGGCTGCGCACTGGGCGGCGCCCTCGCCGTGACGTGCTCGCCGGGCGTCACGGCTGGACGCATCCTCGGTGGCCTGCTGGGCTGGCTGATCCTCTGCGGCCTACTGGCGGCGATCCTGGCGCTGATCACCTGGGTACGGAACCGCCGCCGGGCCGCCGGCCACGCCTACCGGCAGGCGACCGACCCGATCGTGGATGAGTCGCTAGGCACCTGGGTGCACCATTCGATGAGGGACCGCGACAACCGGCGCGGCCACGGACACTGGGAAGGCAAATAGATGCCGCACGACAGCGCAGCAAACCGCACCCTCGACTGGCACTCCTACCACGACCCGAGATCGCGGCAGTACCGATCGGCTGACATCCTCAACAAGGTCACTGCCCGCCAGTTGAAGCGCTCCCGCGTCTTCTGGAAACGAGGCGTGCAACTCGACCAGGGACAAGACGGCGCCTGTGTCGGGTTCTCGTGGACACAGGAACTCTTCGCCTCACCGGTGCGGGTAGCGATCACCCCGCCCGTCGACCCGAACGGGTTCGCAACCGGCATCTACCATCGGGCACGGCAACTCGACGACACCCCCGGTGAGAACTACGAAGGCACCTCGGTACTCGCCGGAGCGAAGACGATCCAGGAAGCCGGCTGGATGACGTCGTACCGGTGGGCGTTCGGGATCGCCGACGTCATCCAGGCCCTGCTGTACAACGGGCCCGTCGTGCTCGGCATCCCCTGGTACGACGACATGTTCACCCCCGACCTGTACGGCGAGATCCACAAGGGCGGCGGCCTCGCCGGTGGACACGCGATCCTCGCGACCGGATACCACGGCGCCAAGCAGATGCACCCCGCGTCCAGCCGACCCGCCCGGCCGATGATCCACCTCCAGAACTCGTGGGGCGAATGGGGCCAAGACGGCGGCGCCTGGATCGAAGACAAGGCACTGTCGGAACTGCTCCACGAGGACGGCGAAGCGTGCGTACCGATCGGCCGTCACCGGGGCGAGATCCAGTGATCCGCCAGGCAGGCACGCTGACCGCCGCCGACCTGGGCCGCTCCGTCACCGAGCCACGCGACGGCCGGAAGAAGCCGCGCACCGGCTCCATCTCCTCAGTGCGGCACTTCATCCACATCACCGCCGACAAGAAGCCGGCGCGCGAGAAACGCACCGTACTGCTGGTGCAGATACCCAACGCCAAAGGACCCGATCACCGCGAGTTCGGACCATGGCCGTCAACCATCGAGATCGAGGTGTCCGGCAATGGGTGACCCGGACATCGCGCCGCGCGATGCCGCGAAAGCGCTCCTGCGAGGCTACAAGGCGGCCCACGAGGTTGTGGAGAAGCTGAAGGACGTCACTGACCTCGGGGCGCTGCGCAGGGCCACAGCCGAGCGTGAGGCCGCAGCCCTGGTAGCTGTAGCGCAGGTCCAGGCCACGCTGTACGCCGGTGACCAGCTCGCCGCCCTCGTAGCGATCCTAGGGCGGCAGTTATGAGGCGGGTGCGGGCACTGTGGGCCCGGATCCGCGAGGCGTTCGCCGGGGTGGGTGCGCTGTGAGAGCGGACGTCAGGAAGCAGGTCGAGGAAGAGACGGCAGAGGAGCGGGGCAAGGCGGAGTCCCGGCGCGCCCGGGTACTCGCCCACCCTGACATCGCCGTCCTCCTCTGCCGGCCGCCGCTGAACATGACGCACCCACAAATGTGGAGCGGTTACATCCCACCCCGTTACCACATGGGTAAGCCGAACCCGACGCCCGTCAGGACGCAGATCCTCGCCATTCTGAACAAGGTTGTAGAGCGTGAAGAATGGCTGGCTAAACGCGGCAAGACGGCCCCGGAAACGATCACCGATAAGACGCTGCAAATCCTTCACATATGCCTCGGGGAATACGGCATCGACGACCGGGACGAGAAGCTCCGATATCTGTCCACATCGGCCGGCCGGACCATCACTACCAGCAGGGAAATGCACGAGGAAGAAGGCCAGTACGCAATAGGTATCCTGCGCCAACTGATCATCGCTGAGAAGGAGCTGGAGAATGCAACTGAGCCTGAGCCTGACGCTCGCGAAGTGGTCAGTGAAGTTACAGGTACACGCCTCACTGGCGGCGCGGACGGAGCCTGGCCAACCGAAGCCGCCGACACCGACGATGCGGACCCGCCCTACTGAGCCACTGGTCGTCCATCACACCGCCGCACTGCCATGCCGGTCCGTACACGTCACGCACGGGCAGTGCATTCGCGGCCAGGGGCATCCGGCTAGTACCCAGCTGGAGCGAGAGCTGCACTGGGGCGCCGCTGGTCGGAGTGACACCTGGGTCAGCTCCGATCCCGAGCCTGACCTGCCCTACCCCGGGGACGCCTGCACGTCGTGGTGGCAAGGAACGCCACGATGATCACGACCGTTGCCTTTGGCACGAGTGCCGCTAGACTCACCGCATGACAGACCCACAGGAGGAGACCCGGCGTACCGTACGCGTCCCTGAGGACGAGTGGAGACGAGCCAAGGCGGCTGTCGCAATGGGCGGCACAACGATCTCAGACGTTGTGCGTGACGCCCTGCGGGAGTACGTCAAGCATGCCGATCTGGGGAGGTAGCCCGTGTGGTTCAAGGTCGATGACGGCTGGTGGCACAATCGCAAGACGCGGCGCGCCCTCCGATCACATCCGAGCAAGCGACGCGACGCCGGGGCTGCCGGTGTGTGGACCCTGGCCGGCGACTGGTCCGCCGACACCGGCACCGAGGGGTTCATACCCGAGGATGAGCTGGAGCAGTGGGACGACGACTGGGAGCTGATCGCTAAGCGCCTTGTGGATGCGGGCTACTGGACCGAGGAGACGCGCGACGGTGAGCGCGGCTACCTGTTCCACGACTGGGAGGGATACCAGCCATCCAAGGCAAAGATCGCTGCCGATAAGGCAGCGGCAGCGGAGCGCCAGCAGAGGTGGCGCGACAAGCACCGCGACGCGGCCGGCAGATTCCAAGGAGACGGCGATGAGCCCCTTCCCGACGAAGATCGTAACGCGTTACAGGAGCGTGACGTAACGCGTGAGTCACAAGACGGCGTAACGCGTGATGTAACACCACCCCGACCCGACCCGACCCGACCCGAAAGTACTTCCGTGGCTAATTTGGTCAGTCAGTCACCTTTAGTAAAGGTCAACGGAAAGAATTTTTCCTTACCTGAAGGACTTCTGACCGAAATATCCACCGCCCTCAGCATCGACCGATCAGCCGCCAGCATCGTCGCCGGCAAGTACTTGGCCGAAGCCCCCGGCGACGTCCGCTCCCCAGGTGCCTACGTCAGGCGTTCCTTCCGCGCCGACCCCACCAAGCACCGCCCGAAGCGGCCCTCGCCAACCAAAACCCAGCAATGCCCGAAGCACCCCGGCCAATGGGCCGACCGATGCGGCCCGTGCGCCGCCGACAGAATCGCAGGAGACCACGATGAATGACCGAGGCCAGAGCAACCCCGATCTCAACCTCCCGCCCATGGCGCTGCCCCCCGAGCCGCCGCCCGACGAGAGCTGGTTGCCGATCGACACGTACACGGCCGGGCCGAATCTGCGCGTCGTCGCCCTGGAATGCGCTGTGGCCAGCGGCGTCAGCGCCACCAACGTTCTGACCTACGCCGACCAGTTCCTGGAGTGGCTGGAGGCCGACGGGTGACGTACGGCGACCTGATGGCGGTCGGTCCGCAGGTGTGGGGGATCTCGCCCGAGACAGCGTTCCTCGACATCGAGCGGCCCATCAACGCAGAGGGCTCGATCATCGCCATCGCCCGCACCTCCGAACTCGACACCGTACGGCTCGACAACCGCCGCATCGCGAACGGCAGCCACGGCCGACGCAAACCACGCGGCCCCTACCGGAAGGCACGTCAGTGAAGCTCTGCGGGGAATGCACCACCAGCCCAGCCGTCGACCAGCGGGCCGGCAAACCCAAGCGCGGACGGTGCATCCACTGCATCGCGGCCCTCACCAGGGCGGCACGCCAGCGGGCGAAGGGAGCAGGCGATGCCAGTCAAGCCCAGACATCGATGCACCGGATGTAAAAAACTCACCGCCAACAAGGGCCGCTGCGACACCTGTAAGCCCGTCGACCACGCAGCCAAAAACGCACGCCGGGCATCACCGGCAGAACGCGGCTACACCGGCAAACACCGCAGCGAATTCAGGCCCGCAGTCCTCAACAAGAACCCCACCTGCGTCTGCGACGAGGACTGGTGCCCACACGAAGGTATGTGCGGTGAGCCGTCCATCGTCGCCGACCACTACCCGCACAGCCGTAAGGAGCTGATCGCGATGGGGCTCGACCCGAATGACCCGGAGTACGGCCGGGCGCTTTGCACCCTCTGCCATAACCGGCATACAGCTCGTGCCCAACCGGGAGGATGGAATGCGAAGGGGCGAGCAAATGCCTGACGGAATCTGCACCTACGAAGGTTGTGATCACGTACGCCGGTCCCACACCTCACCGTGGTGCCAGACGCACTACGTCCGGATATGGCGCAACGGCGATCCTTCGGTCGTCCGCACCACGGTGAAGGAGCAACCCGCCTACAGGTCGGCTCATGCTCGGCTCACCAGGAAGCGGGGTAGGGCCAGTCAGTTCCAGTGTGTGGACTGCCCACGGCGCGCACATCACTGGTCCTACGACGGTACTGATCCGAACGAACTCAAGAGCCCACGGGGGCAGACGTATAGCCTCGACGTCAGCAAGTACGTACCTCGTTGCGCGAGCTGCCACATGAAGCATGACGGCGTCGGGGCCAACCAGTACACGCCTTGGAGCGCATCTGAGCTGGCGATCGCGGCAAGGCCGGATCTGAGTCGACGGCGGGCGGCAGAATTAACCGGCAGATCTGAACAGGCCGTCAAATGGCAACGCCACCAATTGCGGCGGAGAGCCGCCGCATAGCGTGCGTAGACTCGGATCCTCGAACACTAAACCCGCGACACACAGGAGCAAACCATGGCAGACCCTGACCCGATCGGCGACCGGACGAAACGCGCCACCGTCATCCGCGCCTCGCTGGCCGTGATCGCCGCCCTGGTGGTAGTGGTTGGCGCCCTCGCGGCCCTGTTCGGGGTTCCCGCCAACGGGGACGACCCAGCCACGGATCCCACGCCCACCGCGTCGGTGACCCCCACGGCAACCCCCAGCGAGACCCCCTCGCCGACGCCGAGCCCGACGCCGACCCCCCAGCCGCTGCGCCCGACCTGGCAGACCACGGGGACCCCGGTCGTCACATTCAGCGACGAATTCAACGACGCCACCGTGGACACGGCCAAGTGGGAAACCGGCTGGTTCGGCACCGGAGCCACAGACCCCGTCAACTCGACGAATGACCAGTGCTACAACACCAGCCAAGTCACCGAATCCGGCGGCATGCTCCACCTGAAGGCGATCCAGAAGCCCGCCACCTGCAAGGGCGCCACCCGGCCCTACACGTCCGGCATGGTCACCACGCGCGGCAAATTCACCCAGCATTTCGGGTCATACGAAGCCCGGATCTGCCTGCCCGATGCCGACGGCAACGGCCTCGTCGACAACTTCCCCGCGTTCTGGGTGAACGGCATGGCGTCCGGCTTCCAAGACGGTGAGATCGACGTCGTGGAAGGCATCGGCACCGGCCGGACCAAGGCCACCGTGCACTACGACGCCAGCCATATCCAAGCCGGCAAATACTCCGCCACCCCGCTAGTCGGCTGCCACAACTTCGGCGCCGAATGGCGAGGCGACAACGTCAAGTTCTACTACGACGGCGCCCTCCTGTTCGACACTCCGTTCGTCACCCCGACCACCGCCCAGCTCGTCCTGATCCTGAACCACGCCGTCGACGACACGCACTCAGCCACCGTCGTCCCCGCCGACGGCAACGACATGACCGTGGACTGGGTCCACGTCTTCGCCTAGGGAGTGACATGGCAACCGTGCCCAAAGCCGTGAAGGTCTACGAAACCACCGACCAGCCACGCGCCGAATGCGCCGGCATCGACGACAAAACCGGCTGCCCACAGAACTGGTCCCACGACCCGTACGACGCCGCCGACGACTCCCGCCGACGCGCCAAACGGCACGCCGAAGTCAACCCTGGCCACCGCGTCCGCGTCATCACCGAAACCCGCGAAATCTACGTAGCCCAATAGCAACCGCGCACCGGCCCCCGGACAGGACCGGTGCGCGGTGTACTACCAAACCCACGACGAAAGGCAACACCATGCACCGCGCACTCATCGCAACCCTCGCATCCATCGCGCTCGCCACAGGAGCCCCAGCCACAGGATGCGGCGGCGGCCAGAAAGCCAGCCCCGACGGGCGCTACCTGTTCACCCGCCACGGCAAAATCGCCTACAACAAGACCCTCACCACCCACGGAGCCACGGCCGGATGCCGGTGGCGAATCGAAACCGAACCCCTCACCGGGCTCAAAAAAGGCCAAAAACCGAAGGTTGTCGGATCCGGTGGAATCGGCCACAAGATCAACGTCGCCCAACCCGACACCGTCAAGGTCTACCTCGTCACCCGAGGCTGCGGAACATGGAGCTGATCCTGGCCATCTGGATGCTCGGCGCCATCCCCTGCATCCTCAGCCTCCGCTGGTTCCGGCGCAGCCTCACCGCCGACCAGCAAGCCACATGGGACGCCCACCCGGCAAGCCGCGTCATCACCGGCCTCCTCATCGCCACCACCTGGCCCTTCATCGCCACCTGGGTCATCGGCGCCTGCATCGGACTCGGCATTAGGAAGCTGATCCGATGACCTACGAGGCGTCATGAGGCCCGCCCACTACCCATGCCCCGACCAAGAGCCCCACGGATGGCACGCCGGGCCCCACGGCCCGGACGGCTACTGGTATCTCTGCGTCGGGGTCCGGCAGAAACGGTGCTCGTGCAGCTACCTGCCCTGGTACGCCGCCCGCACGCCCCTCGCCCGCGCCATGCGGGCAGGGGTGTTCCTCATAAACCCCCACTGCGCCCACCACGGCATGCCCGCCGCTGGCTGGAGATGGCTAGGTCCCGGCTACTGGGTCAAGGACGAGAGCCAGCGCGTAGGGCCTGTCGCGATCGGACCTATGCAGCTCTGGTGCGCACCCATCGGCACAGCGGCCCCACGCGCCGATCTGCGGGGATTTCAGAGGCTAGGGCTACCCACACCCACCCCCTGGTCTGAACGTCAATCCAGTGTCAAGCAACTCACGACAGGAAACCCACGATGAAGCTACTAGACACACCAGAAGCTAGGAACACCTTCCAGAACCTTGTAACAGACGGCAGCGCCTACCACCCAGTACTCCTCGACCACGAAGGAATCCCCTGGATCGTGTTCACCAACGAAGACGGAGACATCTACGCCAGCTCCATCCCCGTTCTCACCCCCGGCACCCTCACCTGGGCCGCACTCATGGCCCGAGAAGCAGATTGGCGACCCATGCGCATCGTCTACGACGGCGGCGGCTGGGCCACAGCAGGAGCCGCACAATGAGCCTCATCGACGTACGGTTCATCCCCACCCCGCCCGTCACTGACGACGACTTACCAGCCTGGATGAGGGGGGACTTCACCACCAACTACATGCCGGCCATCCCAGCAATAGGCCACCACATCAAGGACACCAACGGATTCCAGTACCAGGTGCAACAGGTCACGTGGACCCACGACCTCGCCACCCATACCTGGTACGTCGCCATCCAGGTAGGAAAGCAACCATGAACCCCAGCGATGCACACGAGATGCACTCCTTCCCCATCCCCCACCCCGTGGAACAGTGCAGCACCACCTACTGCGGGGAAGGCCGCCAGGATGCACCACTCTTCCCCGTCGGCAAAGCACCCACCGAGCCCAGCTCCGACGCACGCACCTTCGCCCGCAACATGCACGGCCTGTACATCGCACTCACCCTCGAAGGGTTCACCGAGAATCAGGCCATGCAGATCATCGGTACCACCATCGCAGCCAGCACTATGCGAGGCGACAACTGATGGGTGACTACCCCAAGCCGCCCTCGTTCACCGAGGCAGTGGCCCTCGTGACGGCCCTACCCAGAGGCAGAGCCACCTACCAACCCGATGCAACCCAATGCCTCCACGGCCACCCCTTCGAGAGCGAAGACGACTGCGTACTACCCGAAGGATGGGACAGGTTCATGTGCAAGCGCTGCCTCACCGACGCCGGACAGGTGGAGTGGGCGCTGAACCAAGGAGACAGAGATGAGTGACGAGTACACGGAGCTGATCAAAGAAGTATTCGAACACCTGATCGCATGGTGTTCGAGAGACCACAAGCAATCCGACTACACACTCACAGACTGACGGTGATTGCCATGAGCAAGCAGACACATTGCCACAAGCAACCATCGAACAACCGTTCGAGTACCCTGCGGCCCGAAAAAATCCAGCGCGTAGAGCTACAGAAGAC